TAACGTATCTAAAGACAATACATTTGTATTATCAATAGCATAGTTGTTTAACTCGTTGTCAATATTAATACTATGACTACTTGTCCAACTGTTAGTTGCATTTAACCAAGTCCAGCGTTTGTCGTCTCCCTGTACTCTTATAACAATGCCGCCGTCATCTGCTTCGCTGTCAGTTGCTAATGTACTATCGTCTTTTATTGCAAGTTCAATTTGATGGTCTTCAACTCTAAGAGTAGCAATATCTAAACTTACCGAGTTTCCTTCGATTAATAAATCGCCAGTAACACGCAAGTCTCCTGTAACATCTAACGTATATGCAGGATTTGTTTTAAATATACCAATCTTTTTAGTATCGGCGTCAAAATACATAGCAGTGTATGTGCCCGAAACATCTTTAAGATCTACTCGCATGTCAGCATCTTGAATATTATTCTGCCAGACAGTAGTTTGTCCACTTACTTTTATTGTAAGATCTGTATCAAGTCCAATACTTAATCCGTTATCGTTGGCTATTGCCAATCTACCTGTTGTAACATCGTCAACAACAGCACTTATAAAACTGTTTTGATCAAATACATTTCCAAGCTCGTCTACAATTTGACCAGCACTAGAGGCTTTCCCATAAAATTCAAAATCAACAAACGCTGAGTTTATGTTTACACCTTGTTTTAAAGTAGTAAATCCTGTGATAGCCGGAAACGGGGTAAAGGTTATATTTTCTTTTGAAACGATTGCATATAAACTGCCATTTAGATACTTTTTAATAATCACTCTATTTTGACTTGTAGTATCTCTAATAGTTGCAATCTCATCGCCTGATTTAAGTTGGTTTTTTGTATATGCCGGTCCTACTAAAACAGTATTAGTACCGTTCCAAAATAATAGCTGATCCTTTGATGCATCAATCCATATGTCTCCAGGTATTAGTTCTGATGGCTGAGAACTGGCATATATTGTGCTATCGGTACTTCTAAATGTTGTACCATCATATATTTTTAATCTGCCTGTAGCAGTATCATACCAAAGTTGTCCTTTGAGTGGTTTTACCGGTGCTGTACTATTACTAAAGTTTTCCAGCATCTTAATAAAGTTTTCATTTATACTTTCGCCAAATCCTTGATAGTTTTTTCCTATTAGTGCAATATCTGCACTGGATATATCTAACCTACCATCAACTAGTTCTACTAGTAACGATCCGTCTGTTTTGTTTAGTTTATAGGCCATTTATGATACTCCGTGATAGATAATAAAGTTAAGTGCAAGGAACGGATTTGTTATATTTAATGCATCGTTTGCTAAATCTACTACACCTCCTGATGTTCGCAGACGTGTTCCAGTTCCCGATATGTCTCCGTCTCCTGGTACAACTTCTGATGCACTTGCTGTAGCTGTTGTAGTAGCATAGAATTGCTCTCCTGTACTACTTTTTAAGTCGTGCTCGTGTTCGGGTAAGTTAGATGCTGTTATAGTAACATCTTCACTACCTGCTACACCACCCATAACACCTACAGTTGATGATGTAATTCTATTTGCCGATACTACTTGTCCTAGCCCTGCAGGCGTTCTTCCTCGCATATCTGGTATTTTAAACAATGTATTAGGATCACTCGGTGTTCCATGATACCATGTTGTTGGATCTGCTGAAAGATATCCCAATACTGTTGCCAAAGCACCGTATGTTGTTAATGATTTTTCTGTTCCGTCTAATATAAACCATCCATCAGGTGCAATCAATCCACCGTACATGATTACTGTGCCAACTGGCATAGTATCGATAGAACCAATAATCTGTGCAGGCGTTGCTTTAACTAACGTTCCGCCTTGATTTAATAATACTTCATCTGTTGTTCTATTGATGCTCGATGCTGCTGATCTACTAGAAATAGCAGCTGATTGTATAGTAGATGTAAATGTTTTAGTAGAGCCGCCTGTCTGGCCGTCAAATACAAAACTAGTTGCACTAACATCTCCTGCTAGTGAAAAAGTAGTTACACTGTTGAGTTTTGCTGTACTACCAGCTGTACCGCTAACATTACCTGTTACATTACCTGTTAAGTTACCTGTTATACGATTAGCATGTAATGTATCGTAAGGTAATACTGATGAGCCTATAGAATAAACATTTGCAGTATCGGGCAATATGCTAGTAGTAGTAAGGCTTCCATCAACATCAAAGTTTCCAGTTACAGTTAGATTTCCTGTTATACTAGTATTTCCTGTTAATGCTGTAGTACCAGTTACTGATAGGTTGCCGGTAAGTTTTTGATTTCCAACTACGTCTAAACTTTCTGTTGGAGACAGGTTGTTGATGCCTACATTAGTGTTTCCTTTAACTCTGATTGGTATTGCAAAGTTGCCGTTGTTGTTAACTCTTAAATCTATCGGAGCACCTGGAACAGCGTTTTCAACAATGCTATTATTACCTTCAACTAACAAACTTAATGTTTTTGAAACACCAACTTCTAAGCCCTGATTGGTTTTTATTTGAAGTTTTTCTGTAAGTTGATTAACAATGTTGTTGCGCATAAATGTTGAACTTGGTATTGTTGCTCCACTAATAAGTAAGTTTTCTGCGTTAGTTGCAGTGCCATTAAACTTTGCTGCTGACAATGTTTGATTAAAGTTTGTTCCAACTTTTATCGGTGTTACACTATTAAATCCAGCAAATGATGTTTTGGGCGAAAACTCAACTCTACTTGTAATACTAACTGGTATATTTTCAATGTATACGACTACTACTGTTCTAGTTGTATCTGTAGTATCTACTAGCTCAACTGATTTAGCTCCAGTGGTGTTTCCATTGCTAAAATCAGGACCTACTAACAGCCACCCGCTGCCTGTATACAAATACAACTGACTAGTACTAGTATTAACCCAAAGATCGCCTTTGACACTGTTTGTACTATCAGGTTCTGAGGCATTCTTTTTTAAACCGCCGGCTGCAACCCAGTTTGTTCCGTCGTATATTTTTAACTGATCTATACTATCTGTAGTGTCATACCAGAGTTGTCCTTCAACTGGATTTAATGGTGGATTTGCATTTGCAAAGTTTTCTAATAACTTTAAAAAGTTTTCATTAATAGCAACACCATAATCTGATAATAGTCTACCTGGAAGTTTTAGACTAGTTTCTGTATTGATTGCGTTATCTTCAACAGTTATAATACCTTTATTAGATTGGTCAGTGAATGGAACTTCGTATGCCATTAAGTATTACCTCCTGAAAGACTTTGTACTCTTACAGTATAATCAATCTGTATTAATCTGTTGAGTGATTTTTGTACCGGATGGAAAATCACGTGAGTAAGAAGTCTTCCTGTTCCGCTTGCTGAATAACCTACTAAACCAAGTTCATCAAATACAAACTGTTGTTCTGTATCGGCCGCAGTATCAAATGCATCCTGTCCTTCTGGTTCGCCGTAGTCTAACAAACAACTTACAACAATATCAGTATAGTTTGTACCAGTAACGTGACGTGTTTCTATTTTGTTTCGTTGTGGATCAACATTGTTTACACTGCGATCGTCTACCACTTTTGCATATGTTTGATTGTACAAACTAGCATTTGTACCAGTACTGTTTGGCGTTAAGTATGTAATAATACCTGTTGGGTCAACACTAGTGCCACCGTTGCCAAATGCCATTTGATATATATAACCTGAACCGGCATTGCCGAGGCTTTCTGCAAGGCTAATACTCATATTTTCATAATGAATAGCATTGCGCTTGTTAACAAATACATGCCCACTTTCTGGATTGTGTATTTTTATGTGTCCTTCGAGGTGTACACCGCTTTGTTCGTTAATCATGTTTCCATTCCGTTCCTATAATGTATTTATCGGGGTAGCGATATTGTTTTGTCTGTTATAAATTTAGCTATTTGATTTGTACTATTTGCTAGGGATTTTCCTGTATCGTTCCATATTTTTCCTGTTCTGCGAACAACTTCAATGAATATTCCATCTGCAGGAGCATCAATATAATCTGCAAGTGTTAACACTGTGATTGTACTACCGTCGCCTGTTATTATATTTTCAATAGTATACTCTGGATCTATTGTTACATCTGCTTCAGGCGAATCTTGATCTACTGTTTTGTCAAATGTTACAATATTATCTTTGCGCAACCTAGTGCCGGCTAAAAATACATCAATCTCATTTACACTAGTTGGAATAAAATCAAGTATAAACTCTTTGGTACTAGAATCACCAATAAACATAGTTTTAGCTGTTTCGTCTTTATAAGGAATATTTTCTTCTATACCTTGTCCTTGTACCTTTGTTGCAACTGGATATTGCTCTTTTATACCTGTTCCTAGCGTTCCTCTTCTTAGTTGTCTAAGTAGATTGCCGTCAACACTAAAGTATTCGATACGTTCTTTGTCAATCCAAACAACTCCCGGAGTGCCAAGTGCTTTATTTGGTTCTTGTATTCCTGTGCTGTCAACCAACTGAATAGATAAATCATAATAGTTTAATGGTTGTTGCAACTTATACTCGTTATCTTTGTTTAAACGCTTGAAGTGGAATCTGTTTAACATATCTTTAAAGATACGATATCCAAACTTAGGATCGCTTGTTAATGCGGTAAACTGCAATACTTCAACTTTGTCATTTGATGTAACTTTGTTGTAAAGTTGAACGCCAGATCCACTTGCATCAAGTGAGTAATCGTTTTGTGGAGAAAGTAATATTCCGTTTTTAAATACCCAAACATAGTTTGCACTTAATGCAGGTTTTTCAAGTTTGATAAATCCTCTACTCAGCAAGTTTTTATCAATATAAAACTGTGTTCCTGCTGGTGCTTGATTTGTATTCCACACAATATCATACGAGGTTCTTTCAAATCCGTTTATATCATGGTTGCTGAATACATAGATATCAACTGTTTCCCAATCAGCAGGTGCTTCTGTTAGTGATAATACATCAGTTTCGATAAGTTTAATATCACCAATGATTGCCTTTGTGCTATCGTTTTCCCAACTTGCTACAATCTCTGGTGTATCATCAATACTTTTTAGCTGGAATAGTTCTCTAATATATCCTTGAAGTTCTATTGTTAACGTCGAACCCGATCTGCTAAACTTTTCGACACAAGCAATAACTGTAGTACTATCATCAGATAACTCAAAACTTATATCTTGTCCAACTGCTGGATCATTAACTTCTGAACCATTTTGTATTTGTACTGTTGTGTTTAAAAAGTAATATTCTGCATCTCTGATAATAAAGATTTCTAAAGTATCTCCAATCAATCCTACATTGTTGTTGAGAAGTTGTACTCTGCCATTTGTAGTGTCATAATAATAATCAAGTACATCGACAATAGAACCATTAATATATAATACAACGTCAGTGTTTCTAACTGCTGTTGTATCTTCAAACTGCCATCTATCAATGTCGTAAGCACGGTTGCTATCTATTGTATATTTTTTTCTATAACCTGCATTTAAGAATCTACCATCACCACGTTTTACTAAAATATTGTGCGATAAAGGTTTATCAATAACTGGTAGTGCAACATCATTTGTAAATCTATGAACTTTATTTGTACCATCGGTTACAAAAGTATTGTCGATTACCATTTGACTGTATTGATTTACGCTGCCGTCATATATTGTATATCCAATGATTTTTCCAGCAGTTACTTTGATAGGAAACTCTAGTTGGGCATTACCAGTATCTGATTCTGTAAGTCCGTAATCTGTTGTATCGTTTTGTAATACGCCATTTATTGTTACAAACGAACTCAATCCAGACTTCCATGTGATTGGCAGGTTGTATATAAACGTATCACCAGTAGAAACAATATTATCACTATCGATTAAATCTACACCGTTGGTTCCTATTGTAAGTATTGAAAGATTTTTTCCTTCGTCTAATGCTGTACTATCGTTTAAACTTATGAACTTATTTTCATAGTCGACATTTAAATCGTCATTATCAATAATGTCGCCGTCAACTTTTACAACCAATGTGGTGTTTGTTTGTGGGAAGTTGTCAAACTCCCACTCAATGGTTGTGCCATCTGTGATATAGTTTCTAACACTAATAATACCCTGGCCGTCTACACTTCTATTGTACACTTGAATATCAACTGCATCAAGTACCTGTCCTGGAACTTGTTCTTCTGGTCCGCCGCTGGTAGTTTCTGTAACAAAGCCGTCGCCGTCAACAACTATGTCGCCAGAGTCGATACCTTTAGCAGTTGTGTATTCAAAGTTTCCACCTTGTAAACTTACATCGTATGCAGTTGATTCTGGAGTAAAGCTGCCGTCGCTTGTTGATTTTCTAATGATCACAACATCGCCGTCTTTGGTTTCAACGACATCGCTGTCTAAGAATACGGTATTTGTAATATTATCGCCTTGCGGTGACACCATTTTTGCATTTGGATTGGCTGTTACACTACTTCCATCGTAAAACGGGTCGTCTATTCTTACATTATTAAGATATACATTGTATGTTACACCTGATTCTAAAACACTGCTCAATGATATTATTTGAGTACTGCCATCTAATGTAATGATTTCATCTTCATAGTTAGTGTCAAACGTATCAAAATCAATACCATAAGCGTTTGCATCAAACCCAGTATTTTCGCCAAAGCCGATACTATCCATTTGAACGCCACCGTAGTCAACACCACTCATTAACTGACTTAGTTCTTTGCCTGGCATGTTTGTAGTAGGCTTGTAAAAGAAGTTTATTCTATCTTCAGCAGTTAACAGGTTGGATGATTTTTTATAGTTTATAACAACAGCAGCATTATTTGCAGGTGCAGTAGTAAATGTTATTTTACCACGATATCTATCAAATGTCTTGGTTGTATCAATAATATTTGATGCTACAAAATCACTTATTAGCTGTGGCTCCCCTGCTACAGTTATTGATATATCTGCACTATTTGTACTCAGTGGCCATTTTAAACTAAACTCAGTTAAACCGCCATTACCGACAAATGTTTCTGTTTCATTTAATGTGGTAAAATAGTATGCACCAGCAACTCTATCAAACTTCATCAACATATGCGTGGATCTGATTACACTGTTTCCTATCTGTGCATAAACAACTGCATCAACTCCGTCTTCTGTTAAACTTCCGTTTATTGTTACGGTTGGAGTTGTAAAGTATTTTGCTCCAACTGTATCAACTTCAATGTACTGAATTGATCCACCACCTATATACGCAAGTCCTTCAAGTGTTGGACCACCTCCTCCGCTAACTGTTACATTTGCTGTGTCAGTATATCCACTGCCGCCATTGTAAACAACAAACTCTGTTATTTCAAATCCAACATTATCTAACCAATGTTTTTGTGGGTATGTAGTTGTGGTATCATTTGTTCCAACAAGACCATTGTTGAAGAACTTGATAGTTTCGCTGATAATCTGGCCACGTTCTGCATCGTAACGAGGCGGCAAATCAAAATCAGTAACACTAGTTTGTGTTGGTTCTGTTCTATTATACGAACTGATATATTCTCTTATTTTAGTACTATATGGTTTTACTTCTTCAATATAGTCTTGATAGTTAGGAAGATTATCGTTTTGATAAGTTACTTTTTGTGTAAGCTCACCAACATTGTGTTTTGCAACTACAAAACTAGATTTAAAAATCCAGTCTAAATCAACCTGCTCACTCATTGCATATCTAATGCTACTAAAGAACAGTTTGTTCCACTCAACTTCTAGTTGATCAACAAACAAGTTATCTCTTAGTGCATATAATATTATTTTTATTTCATCAGTTGGCTCACTGTCGTACAACGAAATGTCATAGATTATGTTATCAAATCCAACTGCATCATTTTGATACAATGTATTGCTAAACTCTACTGTGCCATTTTGTCTGCCTACAACTTTATAGTTAATAGTATAATCTACTTCTAGTTGATTGTCAATCTTTTCTAATAGCATCCAACCGCCGGAGCCGATATTTTCAATCTTAATAGTATTTCCTAGTTTATCGTCTAATCCGGCAAGTTCATAACTACCATTTATAACAAAATCAATAGATGTAACTTCGCTGTATCCAGTTGCATACCAGTCAACATACTTCCAGTATCTATTAACATCATAGCTTTGAATGTAGTTTCTAAACCATTCTTGTGTGGATGATATCCAGTTGTACACCGCCCACAATCCGCCTACTTCTGTATCGGTTGTTACAAGAACACTAAACGGACGCACAATAAGTGTAGTATCACTTAAATAGTTTTTGCCGCCATTTACAACTTCAACTTCAATAACTTGTCCAAGATTGTTGATGTAGGTTTTTATTTCTGCGTCAACACCCTTACCTTCTATAGTTACAGTTGGACCATGTCGCTTGCCAGATGTATAGTTACTGTCAATATACCCTCTGCCTGGTTCTGTAATAGTTGCGCCTGTAATAGTTCCGTCAACAATAATAGGTGTAAGAGTTGCTTGTTTAATTTTTGCAGTACCGACAAATCTCAACAAACTTTCTGTATCAATCTGTGTGTCCCACTCATTGCTAAACTTGCTTGGTGCAGTCTCAGTTTGGAACAGCGGAGAAATATCAAAATCATCTACGATTGTATATTGTGATAATACTCCGTTTACTCTTTCAATAACTTGTTTTAGTGCTTCGGCTCTATTAACAAATATAGTTTGATTTGGATTATTTAAAATGCCATAACGTTGAGCAACACTGATATTTAAATCAGGCAAAACTTTTCCGTTTTTATCATACCCTGCTAAACTGTCAACCCACTTATCAACAATGTCATTATTTGGTTTGCTTGATGCTAACCCTTCGACAACCAATGCATATTCACTATGAATGTTTTTGTTTTCTGCATTATCTTGAACATAATAATCTACGTGCAAGATAGTATCTTTGTCTTTTACTAGATTTTTTACATTGTGTAAGGCAAACTTTTTACCATCGAGTAATGTAATATGTCTGTAACCTTGACCTGAAGGATCTGCTATCAAGTTTGCAACATCAAACGAGCTGATCTTTCTGCCATATGTATCAGGCAATGTATTTTTATTTTTAACCCAGAAATAATACTTTGGTACAAAAACACTTGCTACACTATCGTACACTCTTGCTCTCACATATGAATCATCACTGTATAAAGTTTTTCCACTTATACTGCTGGCTAATCCTTCAGTAGTGTCTGCTATTTCATCCCATTCACTTGGTAATAAATCACTTTCAACCCACTCGTACACATCTACACTAAATCCAGGAATAATCTGATTCCATGTATTGGATTTATATTGTATACTTCCTTGATATGGATTGTACCATTTTATAGCATCAAGGTCCCACCATAGTTTTCCAACTTGCTGTTTACCCCAAAGATCTGCTACACCAGTGTCTCTAGTGCCAACATTATAAACCGCTGGATCATAATAAGTCTTATAACTAAGTTCTTGTTCTGCAGGGCCAGCAATCCTTCCTCTAATAGGGTCTATATAATCAAGGTATGTGATCAAATCATTTGTATTTGTATCATATAGCCACACACCTTTGATTTTATCAATATCAACATAGCTGTCGCCTTGGCTGTTGATATTCCAAGCGTTGGCATTTAAGTCTGTTCTATGATCTTGAATTAGTCCTGTTTTGTCATCAACTGCTGTTCCTATCGAAATAACATACAAATGGTTTCTATTTAATACACTCAATATATCAGATGAATCTGATATATCTACTTGTGAGTAAAGTTTTTCAGCATATACCAACTTGTTGTTTAATGTTTCATAAACATAAACTTGTCCGTTATCTTTGATTGTATCATAAATGCTTGTTGCTTTATTATCAAAATCTGTAAGTTCATTATCAAATGTTACGTATGATTCCGTATCACCGTTGCGACTTGTTATAGCAAGTTTATTAGAATTAAAACTTACATTAGTACCAAATCTTTCATTCTTTTCACCATTAGGTGCAAGCAATATTTGATCTTGTACATATGTTCCGTTTGTAAGTTTATATACATATACTGCGCCATTGTAAATACCATTAGCATTTGATAACTGTGCGCCTATTGCTATTTTAGATCCATCATCGTTTAGACTTAGTGTAGATCCAAATGCTTCTTCTTCGGTTGCAGGATCAATATTTTCATCAAATACAAATCTGCCATTTGTTTTTCTATATATTGCTATACGATATTCGCCGCCGGTTTGAATTCCACCAAGTGCTAATACTTCGCCGTTTTTACTAATATCATAACTTGAGCCAATAGCAAGTGCATTTAAAAAATCACTACTATCATTATCAAGTAAGCCGCCAGTGCTATCATCAGTTTGTGATGAATAAGGAACATAACCCAAATAATCAACATATGTATCAAGTACATCCCACTGACTATTGTTAAAAGGATTTCCTGCAAGTACGGTTGTATTTGCTTGACGAAGTTCGCCTTCATAATAAACAATATTGTTAGGAATATATTTTGAAATACTTTCCCATTCGCCTTTGTAGTTTGAATCTCTTGAATATGCATAAGATGTTACATTAGATTGACCTTTGTTGTTAACAAAATAAACACGGCCGTTATCTTTTAAACTTCTAATAATAATGTTGTGTTGGAAATCGCTTGGTGAAGCTGATTTGATTGCAATACCAAACTGTTCGTTTGTTGACGGTTCTGGACTTAAAATAATATCAACTAAAGTAAATGATCCATCGATAAGTTTTTTATAAATGTAAACCACACCTTGATTTGCATATCCAAGACTTGCTCCAGAAGTATCTGTAACTATTAGATCTGCTAGTTCCCAATCTTGACTTAATAGATTAATAGTACTACTTTCTGCTATAACATCAACTAGAGCTCTCCATAATGTTCCTCGCTGACTTACATAGTCTCCAGCTAGATAACTTTCACCTTCAGTAAATACACCCTTGTATCGTGTTTTAACATTTGCAGCAGTTGGAGCGCCTACATATAAGTATTGTCCGTTGTCTGTTATTTCAACACTTGTACCAAACTCGCCTGCGTCATGATGATTAGACAACGGTTCTAGTGTTTGTTTTAGTGTAAATGCACCAGCTTCGCTACCACGAGTGTATACATAAACTTTGCCATCATCTATATCTGGGGTTCCAACTGCTAAAGTAGTATTGTTGTCACTGACAGCTAAATCAGATCCAAACTCTCTGCTACCAGTTTCGGGTGCTGCAATGCTTTGTTTAAAGCTACGTATAATGTCACTATCGTATACTCCAAATGTTCCAGTGCCAATATCGTCAATCCATACTCTGTCATTATCGTCTAAATCGTAAAGTTTTGTAATATTGTTTATACCCTCAGGTGACGATACTCTGCGTGACGATAGTTCTGATACTATTCCAATAGTACTGTCTGACAAGTCAATAAAGTCTTCGGTTATTGGGTTATCCAGTTGTATTTCAAAATCAGTATATCCAATATTTTGTACAATCCAAAAGCCATTAACTTCACCATTGACATTATTAAATCCAACAATATCGCCTTCTGCAAACGTAATAGGCTTACTAAAGTTTGCTTTAAATCCTAGGTCTGTTTTCTCAATAGATTGAATACCGATTGGAGAAACAACATGCTTGTAAACATTCCACGATTGAGAATCTTTTGGCACCCATATGTAACTTCCAATATCAACACTATCGATATCTAGAACCAATATATCATTTTTTGTAGTTGTTAAAAAGTTTACTTGGTCTAGTTTAACATACCCGGCAGTTTTAGTGTATTCTGCACTACCAGATGTTAATGGCAAAGATGTATGTGCATAATCAGTTGGAGAAAGATATACATCTTTTCTTGGATATTGATAAACCAAATCTGTGCGTGTTGAATCTACTGTTTCAACAAACTCTACAAGTTGTGGCTCTATTCTAAACTGGCTTTCGTCTAGCTTAAATTCAACTTCGTCGTAACTTGTGGTTGCACCGTATCTACCAACACGTATTGCCCATTCTTCATACAGTTCAACACTATCGGAATCTGCTGAACCAAGTTTGTCAAACAGCTTTGTAACAGCATTTGATGTACCTTTGTCTTGTATAAATCCCTGATAGAACTTGTATTGACTAACATCGTCTTGAATAATATTAGCAAGATATTCACGCTTTTGATATCCGATAAGATGCTGAGCCAATCTTTGTTGTTCACTATCAAAGTTATCTGTATCTAAATCATAAAAATCTGCAAACTGATTTGCTCTATAATCCCAGTTTGGTTTTAATTCACTTACAGGCTTACTATCCAATCTGCTCCAGTTTCCATAAATGAAATCTTGTGTGCCACTGTGTGTAAATCTAGCTGCATAATAAAACTCTTTGTATTTTACTAGTTCTGCAGTTTTATAATCTTTATAGCTAGTCCATTCAGTAACTTTGGCATCATCGTATATAAATCCTGGAATATTTAAACTACCATTCCAATCGTCTGTTCTATATCCAACAACTTTCAGACGCTCTTGTCTATATCCTGTTTCGGGTACATAGATTGTATCGTTGAATACTGTTGTGTTATCAACTAACACAAGATGTTCTTTTTGTATCAGCGGTAGTTTGAGAAGATATATTCCGTCATCCTCTGATGTTAAACTAAATCTGTTGGTGTTGTCTCTGTAAATACTAGAACGGGTTTTACTAATCACATTTCCGTTTTCATTTAATAGTGCAAATCCATAAAGATTGCTGTGTATATTATCAACTACATAAAAGTCCTTTTCAAACTCAACTTGATTTGCTAATGGTGATAATGTTAATGTGCTAGTGTTTGCCCAGTTTTGTGTTATCCAAAACAAAAACTCTTTACATGCTAGTTGCCAGTTTTCAACAGATTCAGTTGCTTTATTAAAATATTCAAACTTAAATCCAATATCTTTTAAGTATTGTTGATAGCCTAAAAGAAAGTTAACCACCTGTTGTTCATCATTCAATATTGTTCCGTAATCAAGTGTTAGTATTTCATTAGTAAACGCCTTTCTAAAATAGGCGCCTCTACCGCCATTTTCAGGCAGACTTGGTAATGGAGTATACAAACTCGAATTAAAATCTGTTCCAGTTGTATGGTTTGCATTTACTCTATAATATCTATCGTTGTATTCTACAAGTTTGCCAGCAACTAAAAACTTGTTTTCAGCCCACTGTATGTAACTTTCGCTGATGCCGCCGATGTTTACAAACGGATCATTTGTATTTTCTCTCGGATTACGATATTTAAAAGATGGAAGATCTTTATCATATCCACTTATGCGATATCCTTTTGCAGTTCTTTCAACTATTACACCACTATAAGTTGCTACATCTTGAGGACTAGAAGTTCTCAAAACAATATTATAGTTTTCATCAGGTACAAATATATTTCCTTTGTTTAACGGAGTCTTACTATCCAATACTAGTTTTAGTTTGTTCTTTTCAGCAAAGCCAGCAAGTTTAAATCCTATTTTATTGCTTAATAGTTTTAGATTATTCACATATGTAGTATATGGATACAACGAGTCTGCATTGATATATTCACTAATATAGTTTAAAAATCCTGCACTTACAGCATTTTTTATCTTAGGAAATATCAAATCTGTTGTGGTTATTCTTTTATTTGTAGCAGTATAAACCAAGTTTCCAGCAATATCGCGTTGAATTCTACTTCTATCAAATCCAATACCCATTGTGTGTGCAGGGCGTGTTATTAAAGCAGCAATCATCAAACTAAACGGATATCCGCTACTTCTTCTCCATGCTGCTTCAGTTGGTGCTTCGTCGCCAAACTTAAATAAGTTTTGACTTTGCGGTGCATAACTGAAGTTACTTACATATCCGCTTTCTAAAGGCGATACTAACTGTCCGTTTTCGTTGACTGGAATATGTTTTAATAAGTTGTGTCTAATATATTTTTTGTTTCTTAGTACTGTTTTACCAGGTTCTCTAATCACACCGTTTTGTAAATCAGTCCAAAGTATCAAGTTATTGTTTGTATAGGGTGCAGGGCCATAAACACTTTCCCACCAAGTTGGTTGAATTCCATAACCCAACATTTCCCAAGGATGTGTGTGAGGACGATCAGTATCAAATGCTTGTCTGTAAATACCTCTCCAAAATCCTGGTACTGCTTCGTTGCGATCATTTGTACTTCCGGTGTAGTTATAAGTAAAACTTTCACCTTGTACTATAAAGTCATTTTTAGTATAATCTGAAATCTTAGCAATATTGATCCAGTCAATAAAATCTTTGATAATAATATTATCGATTTCTTGTGATGTGATCTTTGTATTTCTATCAATACCTCCAACAATATCGTTTATGTCAAATATGTCTGGATTATAATCAACTTTTAGATTATTAAAAATACGCTTTTCCATTTCTAAAATCAAATCGTCTCTATAATCATCATAAGCAAGTGTAATACTGCCGTCGTGTCCTCTAATAACTTTTTGTGGAGTTTGATAACTTGAGTCAATAAATATCTCAGGAACATATGCCGGGAACATACCTATTTTTGTAGGTGTCGGTGGAATAAAACTACCTTCAGTATTATCGTATTCGTGTATAGTTAATATATCGCCACTGGTCAGTGTTGCAGAAATGTCTACAAATCCAGTTCCAGTAAATGTATAATCTCTATTAAACACAAGTTGTTGATTATTTAAATACACATACAATGCTTTATTACTGATAGCCGATTTATTAAAAACTGTTGAGAGAGCATAAACTGTTAATCTACTATCAAGTATTTCATATTCAATCTTTTTGCTGCCGCCAGTGGCTGCCATATCAGTACTGTAAAACGGAGTAGTTGTAGTCTTGGTACTATTAATCTCATTGAAAATAAAATCAACATATTCTTTTACTGTTCCGTTAAATGATGTTTCAGTTGCAGTTTGTAAAAACTGTCTTTTGAACTTAGTATATTCATTTAGTGCATATCTAATAGCTGCAACAACATTTGAGTTTTTATTAACCAAATGATAAAGTGATAGATTTAGCGGTCCGCTGTGTTGAACAAACTTTCTACCATATTCAGCAACTGGGCCTAAATCTCTTAGATTGTTTAAGCCAGGTTGAACTCCTGAAAATGCTGCAACTTCAGAAATAAGTCCTTCAACATGATCATTTACTTCGCCTAGTGTAAACTCTGTAATATTTTTATTAGACGGGTTTCTTTCAAAGTTATGAGGAATCTCATAATAACCATTGTCATTTTTGTTTGCTGAGCTTTTAGTTTTAATAACAACAATATCAGTAAACCCAATATCGTTAGAAAGTACAACTTTGGTTGTTTTATTTTCATTGACTATTTGATAATCAGGTTTATATTCATTGTTAACATATACTTTGATTTCTAAATCAGTTAACTCAGCACTATTATTGTAAACATCAACTGGAAATCTATTTGTATAATCTTCGCCTGTGTATTTTCTTATAACATATTGACTGCTTTTTATATTTGTTTTTTTCCAAGCATTAGTATAAGATATAACTTGATTATTATATTCTTGTAAAAAGAAAACATCACTGCTTATAGTTGTAAAAATATTATTAACTTTGTATTTGTAATCTTCTGCAAGCAATGCAAAATCAAAAACAATGTCGCCAATATTTACAAAGTTTTTGTATGTAAGAGGAAATCCAAGTTCGGTATCATTGGCGCCTTCACCGACTCTATAACTAAAAAGTCTGTTTCCAGCAAAATCTGTACTTTCATAAACTGTATTATCTCCGAGACTGTTTCCGTTGCTATCAAACAAATCAAACTTTGGTGCTTGATTTAAACCTATTTTATCTTGAGCTAGTTTCCATCCAGTTGTGTCATACCAATACATTTTTCCAGCATTTTTTACACCGTCTTTGACTAGTATGGTTTGATTTAGAACAGGGTCAGTATCTGCTGTTTCAATCAAACTTATTTGAGTAGTGTTTGTATGAGTAATAAACTTGACTTCAAATATTTTATCTTTTACTAAACTATCTGTATCTGCCACAAACAGTATACGCATTCCTTCAACTAAATCTATTCCATCAATGTTGTATCCAGCAGTGCCTTCGATTGTGCTAAATGCATCTTTTGTAAATGTATCAACTAAATCAACATTAAGTTTAGCTGTATTGCCGTGATTCCACAAACGTAGATTTGGTTCAAACTCAATAATAGGACGTTTAGCTCGTGCTGTCTGATCTAGCTCGATTGGTTGATTGTTAATATTTGCACTTTTTTCAATAACAGATTTATGGAACCAGCGATTGTATCTTGCCCATGCATTTCTACTAGTGTCTCTTCTGTTTATACAAATATAATCCTTGTATCCTGCATAACTTCTAGCATTACTCCAAGGAACACGGTCAAATCCGTTTACATCAAACGGTACTTGTGTGTCTTGTGTAAATATAGCCGGCACTTCAAGGTCACTAACTGGAACTAGTTTGATAGATGTGCCTACTCCTTCAACATAGTATAGTCCTTGTGCATATGTTGCTGGCGTTACATTGCCTTGAAAATACACTTTCATGCCATTTGACATATTCCAACCGTTGACAGTTGTGTATGTTTTTTTGCCTATGATTTCTTCGTCTACATTTATGTCACTATTTTCTTCAATGTCGTATACATTAAACACACCACTGTTATCAATATCGTTTTGACTAACATAATAAAGATTTTCAGGAGCGTCTCCTGGTACTGTAAATTCAATGACGCCGTTTTCAATAAATCCATCTTCTAAATAATCTTGTGGATTTACCAATGTGTCGTCTACATTTTCATGTGTTAGTACAACACCTTCTCGATACAATGTACTAACTAATGTACTATCTTTTGAATATTCAACTTTTTTCTGTCTGCTTGTTGCAAAACTAATAGGATGGCCTGGAACGTTAACTTCAAATCTATATGTTTGACCTCTAAACAACTTTATACTTTTATTACGTGTTACTCCATCAGGCGAAAATACATAGGCTGTATTATCATCGTCAACAACAGTTTCAATAGTAAATGTACTAACTACTTGTCTACCCTGTCCTCTAATAGGAACTTCCTGCGGGCCGTTAGGTAGCCAGTAGTATTCTCTAAAGTTAGTAAACTTATCAAAATCAATATGTGGGTTCCAAGCATAAAACTCTTGAGCAAAAAGTTTGTCGTGATTTTTGATATTGCCGCCAAACGCACTTATCTGTCCTAGTATATCTACATAATCAGCATCAAACTCTACATTTCCAAGATTATCCTGAACAATAGCAAACGGTTCTAACTGATAGTTTTCTCTGTTAGAGTTAATATCACTAATATAACTATCTTGAGTAGTAACTGCTTTAGCAGTTCTACTTCCAACAAATCCGTTAATCTTTTCGACAACGCCTGGGTTGGTTAACTGATCAACTGTACTGCCTAAAAACTTTTTATTTGCATTAGTTCTAAAATATCTTGGAAGCAAAGAAGCCGAAGTTCTCTTTGCACTAGAACTTCCAGGTACAGGATATTCATTTTGATCATCATTGTATGCCATTAGTAATTATTTCCTTCAGTAATGGTGGTTGTCGAAGTTGTTGTACTTTGAACGCCTGTGTTTAAAACTTCGTTACTTGTAATAACATTTGCAGTTGCTTTAAGTCTTGATGCAGTAATACTATCAATAACTTCAACATCACTAACACTTGCACTACTAATCAATATTTCGTCGTTTTCACTTTTTAGTTCGTACATACTACCAAACGATTGTGTTTCACTTTTTGGTACTAGAACAATACTACTTATATCAGGTGCAGTTTGCTTCATAATATATGCTGCTAATTCACTAAAATAAAATGTTTCTCCAAAGTCCCAGTTTTCTAATGCAAAGAACTCGTTGATACTATCAACAACTCGTGATTTTATATCATTGTCATTTACAACACGATTTGTATTTTTTACTATTTTAAATGTTGCTTGCACATCAGTATCACTTTCAGAACCAAATAAAGATTTATATTTTACAGGATGATATATTACTTCATCACTGATTGATTTAATCTTTTTAATATCATTGCCAAAATCTAAAAACAGTGAATCACTACTAGGTGGCAATGGCTTAGTTGTAATATCGCCTTTGAGATATTTTCTATATTCAATATCATAAGATTTTGTTAAAATATACAAGTCAATAATGTTACTACTACTTGGATCAATGCGACGATTTTCAGCAGCGGCATGTCTGTAATCAAATCTAATATTATCTCTGCCTCTGTATGCTTTGTAATCAATGGATAGTTCTAATCCTGTTTGTAGTGCATTAAACTTTTTAAATACATCAGTACTACTAATATAAAATATTGTTGCAGCATCATACGAACTGTATGCTCCGATTGCTGCTTCAGTTTGTTTTACTACAATATTTTCTGCTGCGGCACTAACATATTCATAAGTTTCGACATCATTTTTTTCAAACTTTTTAGAAAATATATATTTTGTGTCTGGCAAATAAGCAGGTGCAACAATATTTGTAAATAGATCAGGATCGTCAATCACTCCATCGGCATCACTATCAGTAAATCCTATTTCTAGTTTTTTACTATCTACATACCCATCTGCACTTCTGTATTCTTTAACAACTTGCCACTTCCAATCTTGGTTAAACGGTGTTAATAAATCAGGCTTATTATTATTACTTAAAATACTAATACTATCAGTAACAATCTTACCAACTTTACTATCGTATATACGATCATTGCCATCAAAGTAAAAACGTATTTGTTTGTCACTTTCGAATACATATCTTACAGCACGGCTAGTTACTGTATATTTTTCACCATCAGTTTCAAATAAGAAAATCCAACTAGCATCTTGATTTGTGCCAGTAGCATCTCCAGTTTTTCCAGTATCAAATACACTGGTTGTATCAAGATTGCTGTTTGTAATAACTTTCCAGTTGGTTGTTTCAACATCATAACGCAATCCAAATGTTTTAAATGCAAATGCCTGATCAACCATTTGTGATAATGTATCATTTACAATAGTATTATTTAATACCGGAATAATTTCTGAAAGTTTACTAGTACTAGGAACTTCATCATTTAATATAATAGGTCCTAATGTACTATCAACATTACCTATTGTTCCATTCTCATATACACTTATAATTTTAGTCCATATATATTCTTTATCACCTAGTGCAGATACTTCTCCTAAGACCAGTTTATTGTTTTTGTCGTAATGATATCCTGCTGGAGGAGTAAACTTAACCAAACTTCCAGCAGCAACAAACTTCATTGTTGTAGCAGTAAAACTTGATACTGCAACTGGTATAGAAAACTGATCTTGGAATAGTCCACTACTTTGATTTGTTTCATTTGTTGTGGCATTCCATGTATAGTTTAAATCAACAATACTTGCATTTCTACTAAAGTTTTTATAATAAAAGTTTTTAGTTTGTGTATTCTTTATTATTTCTAATACTCGATTATTAATAACTGCTTCAATGTCTGTTTTTGAAACAAAGTTAAAACTAAATTTGTTTGTAAGTTCTTCTGTAAAAATACTTCCGTCATCGCCAAACATCAAAGTGTTACTGTACTTTCCAGTTGCATCACGTAAATCGTAATATCTACTAATACCACTACTTGTTCTGTTTACACTTTTTGTTTTGATAATCTGTTGGCTTACACCCAAAGGTCCAATATTATAATCTTCGCCAGTTATCAAACGATTTTGTGTGTAATATGTACTAGGTGCATTTGTTTGAATACTTTCATTAGTTTCTGATTGATCTGCATTTGAAACAACCGATTGTAGTTCTAAAACTATGTTAAGTGTTTCTGCTGAGTTATTTTTACTAATGTAAGGAACTTGAATTTGTATTCCTGTCATATCAGCTGGATTTATATTAAACTGTGCATTTGCTGATATTCTATAATAAACTTTAAAATCGCCCTTTGGTAATGTTCCAAAAGTTCCGTCACTAAACACAAGACTTATTCTATCGCTTACACGACTTAGAACACTATACAAATCACGAACACCTTTGGTAACACTGTTGTAAACAATGTTATTACCTTCTGTGCTTTCAACTTTTTGCCATAACGCTTCTTCGTTTCCGTTGCTGTCTAACTTGTAAAGCCAAACATCACTGTTGTTGATGTTATCGCTGTCAATGTTTACAGTTGTATTTGGAACAGGATTTAATATAGAGAATGTATTCTCTTGTATACTACCTTGTCTAAAGTGCATAAAAAATCCACTGTTTGAACTTCCTGCACCTTGGCCGTTGTCTCTATATAAAAATGCTAGTTTATTTCCAGGAAACGGTTCTTCTTCGTATATTGTTGTAGTATCTGTATCAATATTAGTACTAACAATTTCAAACTTGCGTGAGGTGTCATCTATGTTTTTTGTAAAACTATATATAGGCAACCCTGTATTATTTGCACTAAATCTATATTGTTCAGTTGTTACGCCATTTACAATAGCTTTTTTAATAGGGCGGCCAAATGTTGAGTTTGCTGGCAACGCAGCATTCATAATCTTAATAAACTGTTCGTACCAATCCGAGTTAGTAGGATCATTCCAAATAATAGATTGATTAGACAAATTGTTGTTATTAGCATCGACTACATCCTCTGTGGTACTAACACTTTCAATTTTTAATAATCCGTTGGCTGGAATATTTCTATTTGCATTATAACTAATAAGCCTTGCCAAACGGAGAATACTTTCTCTACGGTCAGCAGTTTCAATAAAGTTTTCTCTAGCATTTAGGTCAGTACGGAAAGCAAGGTTTTGTCCTAGAAATGCAATAAGATCAATAAGTGCAAGATATTCACTGGATTCGATATAATCATTAAAATCTTCTGGATAGTTTTCACGGATATATGTAATCATAGTTCTGCGTAGATTATCAAAGTCGTAACTTTGGAAATCTGCGTATCTAAAACTTTGATATATTGTTTTCCAGTCTTCAGCTAGTAGAAGTCTGTTTTGCCTATCTGTCGTTGACATTCGCGGTTCCTCACTTTATAGTATATTTACCTGAAGTAAAAAACTGCGTACTTTAAATTAATCCGTTGTCTTGATCAAACTTTATACGCATACTTTCGCTAATGCTGTAAGGAATGTAAGTCAACGAACAGTCAATCTGTATACCGCTTTCGTAACTGTCAACGATTACACTATCAACATTAACTCTTGGATCGTAGTTGACTATTTCTGTTACATCTTCAATAATAAGTTGTTTTAAGTCATCAGTAAATGGTTCAAACAACACATCCCATATAATAGTTCCAAACTCTGGATTCTCAAGTTTTTCACCTTGACGAATATGGAAATGATTTATAATATCCTGCTTGATTATACTAATATCATACAAGTTAAATCCTTTAGGATTAGCTACTGTGCTAACTCCTCTGTATTGTTTGGAAACCACAGGAGGACTAGTAATATCGTTTGATACTGTTACATTTTTGTATAAGGGTTTTTCATTTGTAGCCATACTGTATTTATCTTGCTATCATATAGTTGAATGCGGCTTGGCTGTCGGCAGGTAATTTTATTAGTTCGGCAGATCTGTTACTAGGATTCAACTCTACTATTCTGTCAAAATCGTATGATCCTATTTTAAAAACTTGTCCGTCTACTACAATACCTAATATCGTATCTTCTTTTGCTTTTTCTTCAATACTTATTCCGTATCCATTGTTCTTTTTAACAAGTTTAGTTCCAAACTTTTTAGCACATCTTTTACAAGCAGTTGCTACATTTGCAAATGTAGGATCGTTTGTTGTTTTAAATGTTTTCTTATCTATTTGTTTGGCTAAACTTGCCATGTTATTAAGTTGACCTACTGGATTATCATTGAATATAATATCTTTGGCTATTTGTTTGCCTGCTTTGCTAGTAACTCTCGGCTTATTGAATATTTTTCCAACTAGATTTGCTCCTACTTGTGCAGCAGCGCCGCCTAATACTTTTTGTAAATCAGGTGGTAAACTGTTTAGTGCTCCTGAAAGATTTTTTGTAAAATCACCAACACCACGACTAAACTGATCAAACACCGGGCCTACTCCTGGTATGCCTGAAATAGCTGCTCCTAACCCGCCTGCTAGTTTTCCGGCCATATCTCCTAATGCGCCAGATACTGCTCCGAGTGCATTTCCTATAGCACCATCGATAGCTCCTAAAGCACTTCCTAATGCACCGGACAATCCTGTACTTGATAGTAAGTTACCCATTACACCAGGAAGTTTTCCTAGTATTCCTCCAAGTGCTGATCCTGCTATACTACTTAATCCGCCTTGTAGGCCTTGTAAAAAACTATCTTTTATGTAATCAACTGTGTTAGTAGTTGCATCTTGTATTTCTGTTCTAACCTCTGCTGGATTAGCTGCGTTTGTTCCGCCAGCGTAGGTATTAGTAACAGAAGAACTACCAGTAGGAGCACCAAAATTTCCGCCAGGTACTCTTATACCAGCAATAGCAGGAATATTACCTGCTGCAAGAGTAGCAGGACTAACAAATCCTAAGTTTTCAACAAATGCAGCCGGGTTTGAAATACCTTGTAGTGCGCCTGCTGCGCCAGCTAGTTGTCCTGATATTGACCCAAATACTGCTCCTGCTGCACCTTGAAGCGCACCTTCTATATTACCAGATTGTATGCCTCCAGCTATGCCGCCAACAAGTGCTACTGTAGGCAAAGGTGCATTAGCCAATGCTTGATTTATTCCTTGCACTCCTCGAGATATTGATTCTCTAACAATAGGCTGAACCAACTGCGAGTTGTTTATTGCAAATGCTACCATACTGCCCTCCTAGTAGTATTTATTACTCTTTTCCTAGCTCGTTCATTGGTGTTCTATCGGTGTGTACCGGGAGTTCATCCATATGAAGGTCTTGGCTTTCTGTATCAACTGCTTCTGTTTTATCTGGTGCTGTTTCTAGTGGGTTCCAGTTTTCGTGGCCTTGCCATGGTTCGTGTTGCGGAACACGCTGCGGGAACTTGGCTTTTATCGATACTTCTGCTTCTTCTGCTTCCGGTGCAGCAGGCCCGTTGAGATGTATATCACCGCCTGATATTGTTGTGTTTGTTGCACCAATACTAAAGTCACCTCCGGCTGTTACTTTTGTTTCAGCACCAGACTTGAAGTTACTAGCGGCTGCTGACGTAATGTTTACACCGACTGCACTGTTTATATGTGTGTTACCTAATGTTGAAATTTTGCCATCAACACCTACTAATACTTCCCAATTAACAGCAGCACTTTGATATATGCTTTCATTTACAATCATATTGATGTTTCTGCCGGCTTCAAAGTTAATATCTCTGTCTGCTACAAAGTTGAAATCTGTTTCTGTATGAAAACTAATACTATCTTTAGCATAAACATCAAGTTTGCCATTACTTGACATTTCAATCCATGCTGTTCCTCTGCTGTTATTGATATAGATTAGATCTTCACTGGTGTTGATCATTATTTGTGCACCAGTGCGTGTTCTAAATCGTATCATTTCGTTTGCAGGGCGTGTAACATCGCCGCCAGTTTCGCTTGCTTCTTTGTTTATGTATTTGTAAGGAGTATCTTCAGGGGATCCTTCTCGTATAAGTTTGTCGTCACCGTCATCAATAACAAAACTACTACTTCCTAAACGGTTTACATGCACTGTTGCTTGGCTTTCTTTTAAACCTATTCTGCCTTGCGGTGATCCTCCACGCTTGTCAACAGGGCCCGGACTACTTAATCCAAGTACTGCACTAGGAAATTCACGTTGCGCACTACTAGTTGTTATTCCTCTAATATCATCTTCAACTAATCCTTGTTCTTTTAGTTGATTGATAAAATCTTCATTAACAGGTCTTTTGTATTTTACAGGATTATTGGTTTGTATTTTTGTTATTTTTTTGTTGTATTCGCCAACTGGTAGTTTTTTACCTTTTAATTCTTTTGGTACTGGGCCGCTGGTTTGTTCTGTACTAGGCTGGCCGCCAGGCAACATAAATGTCATACCTCTTTCAGGTACACATCCAAACCAATAACCAAACTCTCTGCTTCCTTCTACAAATGTACACAATACTAATGTGCCTGGGTCTGGCGGAATAGCCCAAAATCCATAACTTTTTTGTGTATTTGAATACGTATCGTTTTTTCCTAAATGCTGGGCACCTGTAACTCCATAAAATGGACTTGCATAATAAACTATCGACGTTTGACCTAAGGTTTCTCCAGCTGTTCCTGCTTCACTTATTTTTAAAAGTTCAACTTCTAGTGCTCCGAGATACAAAGGATCGGCATGTTTAATAACTCTAGCCAAATATGGGCCGGCCTTAGGAGCAGGTTGTCCGTTATCAACTGATCTTGTTTGTTCTGCTTTTATTGGTCCATTGTTTTGCATTTAACTATTAAATCCTGTGTTTAATTGACTTGCTTTGTTAGCATCTTGTACTTTGTTTGCTTGATCCGATGTTCCTGATGTTCTAGTATCTTCAGGCTGTCCTCGACGTCTTAGCAATGTAAGCTCTTGTGTGAAACGATTTCGTTGAATTTTGTTTTCAATAGCAGTTACTCTATATAATCCATTAAACTGAGATACAGGAACTGTATTTTCTGGGTAAATCATTCCTCCGGTATCTGGATTGTAATCAATCGGAGTTCTAAAATTCAATATAACATCAACTTCACTGCGTTGATAATCAACCTGGCCTCCTGCTGTAGTGTTTAGATCTCCTGGTTGATCTGTCCAGTTGCCCATTCCACTGTCAACTATAAAATAAGGATCACCGAATATTTCAAGTTTAACTTCGACTAAGTCAACACTACCGTTGCCTAATATCTGATCATGAAACTTACGTGCCCATCTAATCTTACTATTATCAATCCCAGCTCCGCCGCTACCTTGTGTGCTGCTTGAATTTACAAATGCTTGTGTGGTTAAACCAGTTGAACTATTTGCACCCGAAGGCTGGATGTTCAATCCTAACTGACTCGGCTTTTGTTCAGTAAGATTAAACTGTGTGCCACCAGTTTTTGCATCAATGCTTAACTGGCCGCTGTCAGGTTGTATAAATTGAAAGAATGCTGCTCTAAAGTTTATATCAAAACGAACAATATCAGTATTTTCTCCACTATAGATATAGTTGTATTCTTTTTTTGCATTTTGTCTTAGACTGTTGTAATCTACACCTGCTGCTCCAGCGTTCTGAAAGTGACTACTATGCACCATATACTCTACAACTTTATAATGATTTACTTTTGCATCTTCGCCGAATACATTTTCCTGTTGTGCATTTGGTTTTAGGTAACTTTCTGCATCTATTCTAAACCACGGAACCATTCCGTTTGCATCAGGTGCTCGTTCTTTTATAGATTTGCCCCAGTCGCTTGTTAATATTACATCTTCGATGATTCTTAATATTGATGTACCCGAACTATAGCTAAAAACTCTTTCATCATTACTAACAGTATTTTTAGCACGAGTCATAACTTTATTTTTTTTGTCATAAACTTGACCAGTTTGTGGCATTGGTACTGTTCCACTTTCTTCAGCACCTTCAATGATACGTGCTTTTCCAAGATTGTTCAAACTGTTTGGGTCTTGTGCTATCGATGATAGCTGTTCACCGATGCTGCTTTTTGTTAATATTTGTCCAGTAATCATACTCAAAAATGCTTCAAAGTTTTGAGGCGCTTGCGCTCCTAAAAACCCACTAATGTTTTCAAACAATCCTTGCACATTACCCGATTTAAAGTTTGCTAACAATCCTCCAAGACTTTTGTCTAGGCCGCCAGCTAATCCACCTAACAATCCTCCAGCTGCGCCGCCTATGCCGCTAATAGATCCTCCTAATGCTCCAGCAACTGCTCCTGCTGCACTGTTTTGAAAACTATTTTTTAAACTATTGCCGTTTGCTAGGCCTCCAATAACGCCGCCAACTACTCCAGCTGCTACAGCACCAAATAATCCGCCGCCTTTGCTGGCGCCACCGCCTTGAGATTTAGTTGTGGCGCCTGCATCAGTTGTATTTGGTATTCTTGCAGGATTGCCACTAGAAGCAATATCTTTTGGAAATGTAATAACTATTTCCGAAGCTTCTGCTAGTTGATTTGATTTTCTTAGTTCTTCATAGTGTCCATTAATAATAGTTGTTAAACTTTGTTCACCGCTTTGTAAGAGTTTTTCAACAGTATTGCCTGTTAATGCTATATCAACTGGACTTGCAGTTGCATCATCAAGATATGCTTGTTCATTCCACGGTAGTGCTTCAACTGTGTAAGTTGTGCCACCTTGATTTACATCAAACTCTATGTTTGTTAGTTTTATTGGAACATCTCTACGAAGATTTAATCCTGATTCTGTAACAATAACATCTCCATCGTCATCGTACCCTATAAACTCCATTGATAACATAAACGGAGCATTAGCATAGTTTTGATATCCGCTAATAGTTGCAGCTATTTGACAAGTTTGTAAGAATAATCCCATACTATATGGTTCGTCAACAGTAAATGTTATGAATGTAGCATTTGTACTGCGTGATTTTGAGTTTGGAACACACAATGCTTCAATATTAACATTATCAATAAAGTATTCTAACTTGCCGCCTATGATATCTTCATATTCAGTCGTAACTTTGTTGTCGCCGGCGCCGCCGCCGCTTCTAAGAATAACATTTTGAGGACCATATGCTCTATATGTTTCATTAGGTACTGCAATCTCATCTCTTGTTAAACAAGACATTGTAAAAATAGTATTAAAACTAGAAAACTGATGTAGACTGTTTGTTTCGATAGACATTAGATTCCTAACTCTGTTTTCAATTTTGATTTCTTAGGTAAAAATATTTTAGTGCCAGCTTCAAAATCAAATACAGGATCCTTTATTGTATCCATATTTCTTTGAGCAAAAACCCACCATAACTTTGATGTATTATACAAATCATATGCTAACAAGTCAGGACGGTGTGAATATTGAGGCTCAATAGTGTAAAGAATATCGTCATCTTCTGCTGGAACTGGTCTAATAGAGAAGAAACCTAACTCGCCGCTGGTTGTAAGTTTTGTATTTCCGTAAGGACTAGTTTTTCCATAGTTTGCCATTAGATAAATCCTTTATTTGCTATATTACCAGTGATAAACTGATCCATATTGAAGCTTGATACTTTGCTTCGGCTGTATGTTGGTTTTAAACCTATTGAAAGCATACTATTTGTTGGAACCATTTGATAAGTTGAAGAATATTCTCCAAATGCGCCCGTATTTACTTTGATATAATCAATTTCATCAGCTAAATCAAAACTAAACTGTGTGACTACAACCGGTACATTGTTTAAAACATAATCTCCATATCCACTTAGTTTTACAACAGGTGGTGGTGAACCTTTTTCACTACTTTCACCATAAAACATCTTAGTAAGACTTCTAAACAAGTGAACACAAGCAACCCAATACATTCCATCTTCTTCAGACTGTACTGGAAATCTTCCAGTGACAGTTATATCGTCATGTCTACTGTTAACATATTGCGGAAAAGGATAATTACTATGTGTAGGAGCCATTTCCTCATATGCTGCCGATGATACAAGGTTTATTGTTGGAGTAACAGGAAAAACGGCATACCAATCTGTTTGTGCTAAAGGAGCTAATATAGGACTATATCTATAAGATGATATTGTAGGAACTTTTATCTTGACTCGCCAATCTGGAACTGAATCGTTTGTTGGAGCAAACCGTGCAGTTGTTGCAGAGCCTCTATCAGGTTCTGCGCCTGGAGGTAAACTTCTTGAACGTATTGATTTGCCAACATTTGATCGATTTGCAAAGAACGTGTTATTAAGATTTCTAGTACCAACTGTGTTTGGTACTGATTGATTTGGATTGTTTGTCATTGTAAACTCCTACACTACTATTTAGTTGACAAAATAAACTATGTATATTATAATGTATTAAAGGAGTCGATAAATGGCTAGAAAAATAAACTATCTCAATAACAAAGACATGTTGTTGGAGATACACCGAAGTAAGGCTACATTTTGTAGTTACATTGCACCAGAACATGCTGATTATGATATTATTTTGCCCAGTGTAGATAAAATCAACATAAGAACTATTGCCGAAGCAAAGAGAAACAAAGCAAAACTGCAAGGATCTCGTGCATACGAAGCTGCAAAGGCTTCTGGCAAAAAGGTAAAGATGGCAGAGTTTTCAGTAGATTATAGAAAGATTGAAAAAAACGAACTAATCTTTCGTATTATGACATTTGATCATATTCCAGAAGAGCCCGGAAGAAAGAAAAATCCTAAAACAGTTGCCGATCATAAAACTAAACTAAACTTTCCTCCATTTCAGCACTATAAGTTTGATGATGATGATAATCTTATTTGTGTAGGAAAAAGTCACTGGGAAGGTGGCATGGAAAACGGATATTTTAACAAAGGACACGGCATGGCAACCAATAAACTTGCTATGATGTGGTTAAAACTTGTTGATCGTTATGCTACCCGTGGTAATGTGCGTGGATATACTTACAATGACGAAATGAAAGGCCAGGCAATACTACAACTGTCGCAGATTGGACTACAGTTTGACGAAGCAAAGTCTAACAATCCGTTTGCATACTACACTGCTGTGGTTACTAACTCGTTTGTGCGTGTGATTAACATTGAAAAACGTGCGCAGAACATAAGAGATGACATTTTAGAGATGAATGACATGAATCCTAGTCATACTAGACTACATGCAGGCGAATGGGAAGCTGCTGTAAAGCGCGAAGAGAGTGCAACTAAAAAATAAAGGTTGATCTTCCTAAAAATCTAGTTTATAATATACAGGAAATGGAGAATATTCTTGTTTAACAAAGCAGCGGTGTTTACTGACATACATTTAGGTATGAAAGGCAACAGTCGAGTCCATAATCAGGACTGCGAGGACTATATTGATTGGTATATCGAACAAGCCAAGGCTCACGGATGTGAAACTGGATTGTTTTGTGGTGACTGGCATCATAATCGCAACAGTCTTAACCTTACAACTATGGATACGACTATTAGGCTACTAGAAAAACTAGGTGAAGCCTTTGAAAACTTCTATATGTTTGCTGGTAATCACGACTTGTACTACAAAGACAAACGTGATATTAGTTCGACTGAGTTTGCAAGACACATACCAGGCATTACCGTAATAGATCAAATGATGGTCAAAGACGATGTTGCACTGGTGCCTTGGTTGGTTGGCGATGAATGGAAGAAGATTGAAAAGTTAAAAGCAAAATACTTGTTTGGTCACTTCGAACTCCCATCGTTCTACATGAACGCTATGGTACAAATGCCGGACCACGGAGAACTTAAAGCTGAACACTTTAAGAACCAAGAGTATGTGTTCAGTGGTCACTTCCACAAACGTCAGAAGCAAGGCAAAGTACATTACATTGGTAATGCTTTTCCGCATAACTACGCTGATGCGTGGGACGATGCACGTGGTATGATGATACTGGACAAAGAGAATGATGCAGAACCACTGTACATCGATTGGGAAGAGTGTCCTAAGTATCGTACAGTCAGGCTATCCAAGTTGATTGACGAGAAGGATACACTTATCAAGCCAAACATGTACCTTAGAGTTACACTAGACATTGATATTAGCTACGAAGAGGCAACCTTTATCAAAGAAACCTTTATGGAAGCATATAGTTGCAGAGAAATAACACTTATTCCAAACAAGAATATAGAAGATATTACCACTGATCTTGATATCGAACAGTTTGAGAGCGTAGATCAGATCGTAAGCAATGAGATACAAGCAATCGACAGCGAACAGTTCAACAAAAAACTATTATTAGACATATATAACGAGCTAACATGATTAAAATACAAGACTTAACCGTAAAGAACTTCATGAGTGTGGGTAATGTTACTCAGGCTGTAGACTTCAACAAAGAACAACTAACACTTGTACTAGGAGAGAACTTAGATCAAGGCGGAGACGACACTGGATCACGTAATGGTACAGGTAAGACTACTATCATCAACGCATTAAGCTATGCATTGTATGGTACAGCTCTTACAAACATCAAACGCAACAACTTGATCAACAAAACCAACAGCAAAGGCATGTTAGTTACTCTTAACTTCGGTATAGGTACTAACCAATACCGCATCGAGCGTGGTAGATCTCCAAATGTTCTCAAGTTTTACGTGAACAATCACGAACAAAAGGATGATTTACACGACGAATCGCAAGGCGATAGTAGAAAAACACAAGAAGATATCAATAGTTTGCTTGACATGAGCCATGATATGTTTAAACACGTAGTTGCACTCAATACTTACACAGAACCTTTCCTAAGTATGCGAGCAAACGATCAACGTGCTATTATTGAGCAGTTATTGGGCATTACTATTCTTACCGAAAAAGCAGATAGCTTAAAAGAAAAAGTAAAACAGACAAAAGATGCTATCACAGAAGAAACATTAAAGATCAATGCCATCGAAGCTGCAAATAAAAAGATTGAGCAGAGTATTGAAACACTTGCAGGTAGACAACGTGCTTGGCAAAGCAAAAGTAGACAAGATCAAGATAGATTAGCAGCAGGGATTGAAGAATTAGAGAAGTTGGACATTGAATATGAGCTTGATGCACATGAAAAACTGGCTAGCTGGACTGAACACAACAACAAACTAACCTCTTTAAGGAAAGAGTTAAGCACACTCGAGCCTGCACTACGGCGTGCTACTACTAGTGTTGAAAAGGTTAATAAAGACATCTTAGAATTAAAGGATGCAACATGTTATACTTGCGGTCAAGAGCTACATGCAGACAAAAAAGCTGAGATTGAATCGCTAAAAGTACAAGAACTAGATGATGCAGTTGCATATCAAAGCGAAGTTTCAAGTAAACTAAACACAACTATGCAGCTATTAGAAGAGATTGGCGATATCAACGGCAAGCCTACTACGTTTTACGAAAGTGCTAAAGAAGCATACGAACATAGAAACAACGTAGATAACTTGCGCAGTACATTAATAAGTAAACAGCAAGAAGAAGATCCATATCAAACACAGATTGACGATTTAACAGAGACAGCACTACAAAATATCGATTGGGAACCAGTTAATCAGCTTACGTTACTCAAAGAACACCAAGAGTTTTTGCTTAAACTGTTGACAAACAAAGATTCGTTCATTCGTAAAAAGATTATAGATCAAAACTTAGCGTACTTGAACAATAGGCTCACATACTATCTTGATAAACTAGGCTTGCCGCATCAAGTTCAGTTCCAAAACGATTTGTCAACTGAGATTACTCAGCTAGGACAAGACTTGGACTTTGATAACTTGAGTCGAGGCGAGCGCAACAGGCTGATACTAGGCATGAGTTGGGCATTTAGAGATGTTTGGGAGTCATTGTATCAAGGTATTAACTTGTTGTTTATTGACGAACTTATTGACAGTGGCATGGACACTGCTGGCGTTGAGTCAGCACTTGCTGTACTAAAGAAAATGGGTAGAGAACGTAGTAAAAATGTTTTCTTAATCTCACACAAAGACGAACTAATAGGCAGAGTGAATCATGTCATGAAAGTGATTAAGGAAAACGGATTTACTAGTTACGAGAATGATATTGATATTGTAGAATAATGAACGATACTCACGATCAAATAATGCAAGCTGTGTTAAGTTACTTGAAAGCCAGCGAAACTTTTGAAAGAAGACCGAGTGAAAGTACAAAACGTACTGCTCGGAGAGAATTAAGGCTGCTAATGGGATTAGCAAAACAAAGGCAAGACGAAATAATAGACAAATATGAAAAACACATAACCGAACTACGTAATAATAGAGACACATAGGCATTTATTCAAAAAAGGCACGTGAGGTAAAGGCAAACAAGTAACTACTGTATGAGTTGGACATATCGAGGTAAAGAAATAACTGAAATACCAGATGAGTATGAAGGATTTGTTTATCTTATCACCAACCTTACTAACAATCAAAAATACATAGGCAAAAAACTAGCAAAGTTCAAAACTACTAAGCCACCTTTAAAAGGCAAGAAAAATAAAAGACGCGGCTACAAAGAAAGCGACTGGAGAACATACTACGGTAGTTCAGACAGACTAAACGCAGACGTAGCAGCACTAGGCAAAGATAAGTTTACAAGAGAAATATTATACCTATGTAAAGGTAGAGGCGAAATGTCCTACATAGAGGCACGAGAACAGTTTGATCGCAGAGTACTTGAAACAGATGAATACTATAATGGTATTATTAATGTTAGAGTCGGCGGATCAGACAAACTCAAACAGGCATTGCTAGAACATTCCATCAAGGCAAAACAATCCAACACATAAGGTTGGCGGGCCAGTTCATACACACCGCTGTGGAAAAAGCTACCGTATAGGAGCACACGTAACATACTGATCGACTACCCAGAGGTAGGAAGCCATCAAACAAATTGGGCTCACAGGTTGGTATAGATAGATTGTTGGCTGTCGAAAAACTGCACATTACACATAAAAACTCTTTAGCAATAGGAACGAAGCGAGAGGTAGTTGGAAACAACGATGTCGACGTAGGTTGGGAAAGGTCAGAGCCCATTGTGTAGCAGTATAACAAACACCTACTTCCAATGTCTCGGCTAGTGATACTCACATAATGTTTGAGAAGATGGAACCCTTAAACAGGTTCCGTCTGACCAGATCAATCTACATAATATTAAATGCATATGCAAAGCATATGCCTTATTTAAATATTACTAAAAAAATATAAATGTGTTGAGTGCAAACGAAAACACAGTTGAACGTAGTTCAACTTATAATATATAAATACATTATGATAGTTGGAATATATCTATGAAACTGAGCGAAGTAACATTAAAAAAAACACATTTGATATTCGAAGATGAAACTGATACACGAGTTCCTGAAGTTGGTACTACTACCGATCTCGATGGTAAAACGTACAAGTGGCGCGGACAAATGTGGACTGAGGTCAAACCTGACGGCAGTAATGGAAGACCTGCACCAACTGGTGTTGGCAGACAACTAACATCTCAGTGGAGAACAAGTAACCCAGTTGGTCGAGGTGTATTTAAACTAACACCTGGTGTACAACGACTTGCTGACGATAGATTTATGGTAACTCTACCTGATACAACAACTGTAGTTAATACTACAACTCGAGCAGATGCAGAAAAAATACAAGCAAGAGTTGACGATTTAAGCAGTAGAACTCCTGCACAAATTTCAAACACAATCGATACAGAAATCAAAGATGGCAAACTCAAAGGCGATTTTAAAAGATCGTTTTCTCTTGGTAGAGCTATTAGAAATGCAACAGCAGAAGATTACGCAAATGTACAAAAAGCTCGTAGTAGTAGACTCGGCCGCCTCCTACAAAATCGAATGTTTAAAGTTGTAATAGGATTACTTGGAACAACAGCATCTATTGTAGGTCCCTTCTGGGGAATGATGGTAGAAATTGAAAATATAAATCTAGAAATTGAACAAGCTGAACAATCTGGTGGAGACGTTCAAAGATTACAAGATATTAGAAACATACTCCAAGGACAACTAGTAGCCTATTATGCAGCTCAATGTGCAAGATTACTTACAAAAATTCGATTTGTAAGAGCACTCATGGCACCAATAAGATCAGTAGTTAGAGCCGGACAACTGTCTGTTGCACTCACAGGTGCAGGTGCTCCAGCTGCATTTTTAAGTATGATTGTCACTGAAGCATTGTGGATAGTAATACCACTAATTTTAAGTACATCAAGTATACAACGCTGGTTGGCAGAAATTATTGTTGATAGCACATTCAAAGATATTTTTGTTAATACAGGAAGAAGTCTAGAAAATATTACCAATCAAGCTGCTATTGCTCTTGATGGAAAGTTTGGCACTGGCGCTCTAGCTAAAGCAATATCAGGGTTTGATCCAAAAGAAACCGAAGGTGTTACAGGAGAGTACTACGGCGAAAGTGAATGGGCCAAGTTAGTGTTTGGAACATTATTGTTTCCGCCAAGTCAAAAAAGTAGATTGGTTCCTTACATACCTGAGGGTAGACGAGAAACACTGCTAACAGGTACGTTAGGTCTCAATCCTATAGATGCATCTGAGAATCCTGCTGAACCTACTGCACAAACTAGCGAACCAGGTATGCCTACGAATCCAGATGCAGTGCCAGGCCCTCAGTAATTAAATCAACGGCATCTTTGAGTTTTTGGTATTTTCAATATTATCTTTTATAATATTGCCAATGATATCGTGATCTTCTAAATCTGTATCGTAAAGTATTTGATCAACTGAGATCCCGCCACGCATGTACCAACTAAGTCGGTATGCGTTGTCTTTTATTTGTTTGATATTATTTTCAAAATCTTTGGCTAACGAAAGTATATCAGAGTCTTCTAGGCTCGTTAGCCTTGTACGAAAAAATCTGATGTGTCCAATGATATCCTAACAATATCTTCATGCTCACATTCATTACATTTTATTGATTCAGGCTCGAGACGCCATTCCAATGTATTTTTTTCAATCACTCTTTTAAGTTCGTGAAATAAACCTACGTCAGCTTGCTCGAGAAAATCATCTATTTCTTTTCTATCAGTTTCAACTTGCCCGTCAACTTCAACAGCAACAACTTGATCAAGTATTGCTTGAGCAACCAACACATTTATTTTATCAATAACATCTTGTATAAACTTTTCTTTTTCAGCTTCTTCTTTGATTTTACTGACATTTAAATTTAATGCACGTTGGTATGCTGTTTGTTGTTTTTGTATATCAGTCCATTGTTTATAGCTCAATGGCTCGATATGCACAACAAAGTTTTCGTAGTATACTTTATCTTCAAACTCTTTTGTTGAAAAGTAATCTAAATATTTTTGTAGTCCAACTTCGTATTGATTGTCAGAGCCGCATTTTTTACATTTAGCGGAAACATTCATTGTGTCGCCATACGAAGACATTCGTATTGCTATTAGTATTGCATCAAGATCTAATGTTTTTATAGCCCACGGATCTAATATAGCTGGAATACAGCTACTAATATTTTTTGCAGTTGCATCGCCGTTGATAAGTGCATCTGGTGTTTTAAATAATATTTCATCACTAGCTGTCATACTAAACACAGCTAGATTAGTGTACGTATTTTCAGCTAATACTTTTTCATTATACCATTTTCCGTTGCTAGGAATATTAAAATATAACTTGGGCTGTCTACGATATTTTTTTAGTGGACTTTCTGTTTTTTCCATGGGAGTTCCTATAAGGTAAATACTACTAGCTATATTTATTCTATAGTTAAGTAGGAGTTTAACGTTTTGGCAGAAGAAACAACAGCCGGCGGTGGTTTAAATACATTATTAGGTACTCTCGGCACCGGTGCAGGCGCAGCTGGAAAAGCTCTATCAGGTACTACTAAAGCTGCGCTCGGCCTAGGCGGCGCACTTCTTACTGGACAGCAACAACTAAGTGCATACAGTGGCGCTATTTCAGCTAACACTGGATTGTTTGGAAAAACTGTTGGCAAACTAGTTGATGGGTTGTCGCAGTTCGCCGAAGCTAGTCTTGCTGAATATCAACAACTTACCAGTGTAGGTGCTACATTTGGCAAAGAAATAAAAGATGTAAAAGTATCTGCTGCTGAACTTGGATTGAGTGTTGAAGAAATGACAGGATTCTTGAAAAAGAACTCTGAATCTTTAAGAGCTTTCGGTGGCACAACAGATATAGCTATATCTAGATTTAAAGCAGTATCAACTACAATACTTGATAGTGCAGAACTAGGCACTAAACTTCGACAGTTAGGATTTACAACAGCTGACATAAATGAAAATCTTGCCCTCTATGGCGAACTAAGTGATGCTAACAGTAGAACAGATAGAGCAAGTGTAGAACAACAAGCTGCTGCTGCTAAAAATCTAATGGTTGAACTAGACGGATTGTCAAAACTTACAGGCAAACAGCGTGACGCTCTTGCAGATGAAATGAAAGAACGTAGACGTCAAGGTGATGTTAATGCATTTTTGTCAAATAAAACTGCTGAAGAACAAACTGCATTTACCACCAAGTTGGTAGAACTGCAAAACACATTAGGTAAAGATGCTGCTGACGCATTTGTAGATGTTGCACTTAGAGGAGCTCCTACAACTGAAAGTACAAGAGCTGCATTGCTTGCTATGGGCAGCGGTGCCGATGACTTGTATGCTGCTGCCCAACAGTTTAACGCTGGCGATATACGTAGTTTCCAAGATAGTTTACAAGCAGCAACTGGTGCTGCAATGGATTACCAAGACACAGAACAGTTTAGACAAACTGCAATGCTAGGTGGTATGTCTAATATATCAAGTGCATTTGCAGACGCAAGTGCTGCTGGATACAACTACAAGAATGCAGTCGATAGTGTTAGCGACGGAACTATGACTGCTGAAGAGGCTAGAGAAACGCTCAACAATCAAATACTACAAGAGCAAGCTCGTCAGATGGAACAGACTACAGGTATATTTGACAAAACTATTGGCATACAAGAAGATTTACGCACACTAACAACAACAGTAATGGAAACTACTATTCCGCACATTGAGAATGTTGCAGTTGCCGCATTGAATAAAATATCAGAGGTGATGCCAAGCGCAGAAACAATTGCCAACGAACTTTCAGGCGGCATCAACAACTTATTTAATGCAGCCGAATTTCTTGATACAAATAGCGAAGTAATAAAACAAGGTCATGGAAGTATAGTAGCCCAACTGAGAGAACAGATGCAATCAGCAACTTCAGATGCTGAGGCTTTAGGAGCAACTACAACTGCAACTGGAGCAACTACTGATACAAATGTTAACGAAACTGCTACAACCACACAAGAGGCTTTAAGAGCAACTACAACTGCAACTGGAGCAACTACTGATACAAATGTTAACGAAACTGCTACAACCACACAAAATGACATTGCTGCTGCTCGTGCATCACTTGAATCTGCTCAAGCTGAATTATTAAGCGAGATACCATCAATTGCAGCGGGTGCAGTTGAAAGAGTTGCAGCAGCTGAAGCACACCTAAGTGATGTAATAATAAACTCAGTTGAAGGATTAGCAGATATACAAGCCGAAACATTAAGTAAAGTTGCAAGATATCAAGCTAATCCATCGAGGTATAGTGGAGGATTTGCAAACGGTGGCCGCATTGGTGCAGGTGAGTACGGTATGGTAGGCGAAGCTGGACCGGAATTTATATCAGGGCCAGCAAATGTTATGAGTGCAAACACTAGTATGGGCGTTATGCAAAATCTTATGAAAGGCATTAAAAGTCTTGATGCTAGTGTTCAGAACAATGGTACAAATGGACAAAATACGATAAGTAATAATAATGTTGCAGAACAAATGAGTAACTTAATGGCAAGTAAGTTTGATACAATGATACAACAGTTGCAAACACTTGTAACTATAGAATCATCTTCAGTGAGTGCGCAACAAAAAACATTTAGAGCTACAAAGAGTTTACAGGGCAATATGCTGAAAGGTACAATATGAGTTGGAAAAAACATTTTACTCCAGTTCCGACGAGTGACAATATAAACGGAGGGTACAGTCCCTTTAGTTTAAAAGGAAACAACGGAATAGGTCCAGCTGCGGCCAACTACTCATCTCACTTGCCAGATGTATATGTCGGCTCGCCAAATCGTATTGAACGTTATAATCAGTATAATACTATGGATAGTGATAGCGAAGTAAATGCTGCACTTGATATTCTAGCTGAATTTTGTACACAAAAAAACAACGACAACAAAACACACTTCCGTCTTGACTTTAAAGGCACCCCTACAAACAGCGAAGTACAAGTTATTGGGCAGTATCTACAGCAATGGTGTAAACTAAACAAGTTTGAAACACGTATGTTTAGAACTATACGCAATACATTTAAGTATGGCGATCAGTTTTTTATTAGAGATCCCGAAACACAGAAACTATTTCATGTTGATCCTAGTCAGATTACAAAAATCATTGTAAATGAATCAGAAGGCAAAAAACCAGAGCAGTATGTTGTAAAAAATCTAAACTTTGCATTTGGTGCATTGGAAGCAACACCGTTAAACACACAAAACAGTTATGGACCAGGCGGAACTAACGGATATCAGCAAGTTCAAAGAGGAACCGGCGTAGGTAATAATCATACACCAAGTGGAAACACTAGTAGATTTGCACAAGAACACGACGAAACATATATTGATGCACAACATGTTTTACATTTAAGTTTAAGTGAAGGGTTAGATCAAAACTATCCTTTCGGTAATAGTTTGCTTGAGAGTATTTTTAAAGTATACAAGCAGAAAGAGTTGCTTGAGGATGCGATTATTATCTATCGTGTCCAACGTGCGCCAGAGCGCAGAGTATTCTACGTTGATGTGGGCAACATGCCTTCACACCTTGCTATGCAGTTTGTGGAACGTGTTAAAACTGAAATACATCAAAGGCGTATCCCAAGTAAGACAGGTGGAGGTACAAATGTTATAGACAGTAGTTATAATCCACTGTCAATCAACGAAGACTACTTCTTCCCTCAAACAGCAGAAGGTAGAGGATCAAAAGTTGAAACACTACCAGGCGGCACTAACTTAGGCGAGATTGATGACCTTAGATACTTTACTAACAAACTGGTACGCGGCTTACGTATTCCAAGCAGCTACTTGCCTACCGGCGCCGATGACGGTGCATCGCAGTATAATGATGGCCGAGTAGGCACAGCATATATTCAAGAACTTCGCTTTAATAAATATTGCGAACGTTTGCAAGATATGATGGCTGAAGATTTTAATAGTGAGTTTAAACTATTTTTACAAAGTAAAGGTGCAAACATTGATTATGCAATGTTTGACTTACGATTAACACCGCCACAGAACTTTGCAGCATATAGACAAGCAGAACTAGACAACAATAGAATAAGCACATTTACAAGTATGGCAGCTGTTCCTTATATTTCAAATAGATTTGCACTTGAAAGATTCTTAGGATTAAGTGCAGAAGAAATAGCAGAGAACGAACGTTTATGGCGTGAAGAAAATGACGAAAACTTAACCGATCTTGTTACTGACGACATGGCAGGCGAAATGAGAGGTGCTGGATTAAGCGGCGCCGATCTTGCAGGCGACTTTGGCGGACTTGAAGACGAGTTAGGTGCAGATGAAGGCGGCATTGACGGCGGCACTGATACTGCACCCGAAACAAATACAGGAAACGAACTTGGCGGCGATGGCGCAGAACCAAATCCGGCACAAACGATATAAATACATTATGATACTTAGAGAACTATATTACTTTGACAGAGAAACAATGGAGCCTACTGAGGACGATACCTACAACGCTGAGGATGATATCAGCGTTGTTAAAATTGATGACAATAGGAAAAGTAGATTATCTCTAAAAGATATCAATCGTGCTCGTAAAGCATCTGATACTCACACTGAACAAAAAGCCAAGGACCTTAATTATGTTAGACAAATGTACGGTCTAGCAGCACAAGCAGCCGCCGGCGGGATTTAATGTCAAATAAAACAGCGTTTGTATTAGGAAACGGAACAAGTCGTTCCTCACTCAATCTACATAACTTAAAAACCAAAGGCACAACATACGGTTGTAATGGCTTGTATAGAGAGTTTGTGCCAGATCATTTAGTATGTGTTGATACTAAAATGATTATTGAAATTAGCGAAACTGAATATCACCTAAAATATAATGTTCATTCAAATAGAAACAAACTAACTGAACGAACACCTAATATTAATATTATGAATCCAAACAAAGGCTGGAGTAGTGGCCCGACTGCACTATTATTAGCAAGTCAGCATGATCATAAAGAAATATACATATTAGGTTTTGACTATGTAGGTTCAGGAAAAGATAATCAACTAGTTAATAATGTATATGCAGGTAGTAGAAACTATAAGAACGTAAACGACAGAGCAACGTATTATGGTAACTGGCAAAGACAAACAATGATGTGTATAAATCAACATCCAAAGACTAAATACTACCGAGTGATGAGCTCAATGGAGGATTATATTCCAGATCATTTAAAGGATTTATCTAACTTATCACATATAACATATGAAGATTTTAATAAAATTTTTCAATAAAAAAATAAAATGGGCCGTTTTGAGCCCATTTTCAGCGTATATTTTAAATAAAGTGTAAATATAATAGACAGCCTTGACAATAAAGGAGAATGACATGACTGATCGCAACAAGTTTGAAGAAATGCTTGAGCGTCTTGTAAACGAAGACAAAGAAGGTGCAGAAGCATTGTTCCACGAAATTGTAGTGGAAAAATCAAGAGATATTTATGAATCACTACTAGAAGACGAAGAAGTAGAAGAAACAACTGATGAAGAAGTTGATGAAGCTACTGACGAAGAAGTAGATGAATCAGACGAAGACCTAGACGAAGCAACTGATGAAGAAGTTGACGAGTCAGACGAAGACCTAGACGAAGCAACTGATGATGAAGTTGATGAAGGTATGTTCCCTGAAGGTGGAGATCCAGCAGACGAGCTAGGAATGGACATCGAGATGCCAAGCGCAGACGATGGTGATATGGACATGGACATGGGCATGGGCGACGAAGAAGGCGCTGATGACATGGGCATGGGCGACGAAGACGGTGACGTTGAAGATCGTGTTGCAGACCTAGAAGACGAACTAGAAGCACTTAAAGCAGAATTTGCAGATATGATGGGTGACGAAGGCGACGAAGATGACGACGAAGCAGGCGACATGGACATGGACATGGACGGCGGCGAAATGCCAATGGATATGGATGCAGAAGAACCAGAAGAAGAAGCCTATGCTTTTGAATCAGATGACGAAGAAGTTGAAGAAGCAACAGACGAAGTTGAAGAATCAAAACTTCCAAAGTCAAATTCAGAACTAATGCGTGAATATGCAGACAAAGTAGCACCAGCAAAAATGGGCGACAATGGCGCAAATGCAAAATCACCAACAGCAAAACCAAACAACATGGGTGGCACAAGTGCTAACATAGTTAAAGGTGGCGACGGCGGAACAGGCGGAACACAAGGTGGTCTAGCTGCTCCAACACCAAAAGATATGAATACCAAGAACGTAAATGTTCCTGGTGCTAAAGGGGCGACAAAAATGTCAACCCGACCCGGCCACGGTGCCGAGAAGAAAGGTGCTGCACCTAACCAAGACGCAGGCGCAGGTTCACCTTTAAATGGCGCTCCAAAAAGAGCGAAGTAAGGACTGAAGTATGAATTTACTAAGTGAAAGTTTGAGTTTTGACCAAGCTAAAGTGATTGTTGAGTCTGCTAATGAAGGCAAAGATCTTTTTATGAAAGGTATTTGCATTCAAGGCGGAGTACGCAACGCAAATCAACGTGTATATCCCGTTAACGAAATTGGCAGGGCTGTCACCACGCTCAACGAGCAGATTAGCAATGGTTTTTCAGTACTAGGCGAAGTAGATCATCCTGAAGGACTTAACATTAATATTGACCGTGTAAGCCATATGATTACAGAAATGTGGATGGATGGCCCAAACGGTTACGGTAAACTAAAAATACTACCAACTCCGATGGGACAACTAGTTAAAACAATGCTTGAAGCAGGTGTTAAACTAGGTGTTTCATCGAGAGGTAGCGGCAATGTCAGCGAAAGTGGCAATGGCGAAGTTTCCGATTTTGAGATTATAACAGTAGATGTAGTTGCCCAGCCAAGTGCTCCGGGCGCCTACCCAACACCAATTTACGAACACCTTATGAACACCCGAGGCGGTTATAAGGCGTTCCTAACATCTAGGGAAGTACAAGGCGATAAACAGGCACAAAAATATTTAAAAGAGAGCTTATTAGATGTAATAAGCAAACTCCGCTAACTAGGAGAGGAGATAAAATGTTAGACTCACTTAAATCACTCTTCGAAAACTCAGCACTATCGGAAGAAGTGCGTTCAGAACTAGAGGAAGCATGGAACGCTAAAGTTGAAGAAAATAAACTTCAAGCCACTGCGGAACTACGCGAAGAATTTGCTAAAAAATATGCACATGACAAAACAACAATGGTGGAAGCCATTGATGCTATGCTCAGTGAAAAACTAGCAGAAGAAATTGCAGAGTTCCACGATGACCGCAAACAACTAGCAGAAGCAAAAGCTAAGTTTGCAGTTGCACAGCGTAAAAATGCCAATTTAATGAAATCATTTGTTAGTGAACAACTAGCAAAAGAAATCAAGGAACTACACGCAGATCAAAAAGTAACAAAAGACAAGTTTGTTGCTCTAGAAGAGTTTGTAGTTGAATCACTTGCAAAAGAACTTGCAGAGTTTTATGAAGATAAAAAAGATCTTGCCGAAACAAAAGTACGTTTAGTACGTGAAGGCAAAGCACATGTTAATAAAGTTAAAACTGACTTTATTAAGAAAAGTGCAGCATTAGTATCAGAAGCAGTGTCAAAAGGACTTAAGAAAGAAATTTCGGCACTAAAAGAAGATATTGATCAAGCACGTGAAAATGATTTTGGCCGTAAGCTATTCGAAGCATTTGCTAACGAATATCAACACAGTTATTTGAATGAAAGTTCAGAAACATCAAAACTGCTTAAAGTTGTAGATACAAAAAACAAACAAATTGTAGAAGCACGTCAAGCAGCGGCTAAAGCGATCAAACTTGCGGAAGCAAAGTCAATCGAAGTTAAATCGATTAACGAATCAAACACCCGCAAAGACACTATTAATGCATTGGTTTCGCCATTGAGCAACGACCAACGTGACATTATGACAGACTTACTGGAATCAGTTCAAACATCTCGTTTACGAGCATCGTTTGACAAATACCTGCCGGCGGTAATAGACGGTAATACTCCAGCGAAGAAGAAGGCAGTACTATCAGAGGCAAAAGAAGTAACAGGCAACCGAACACAACACAATGACATCAAAGCAGACGCAATCGACTCAAACGTAGTTGATCTTAAACGTCTAGCTGGATTATAATAAGGAGATACCAATGTCAGAACTACTAGAAAGTCGTTGGAATGATACCAAGTCAGCACTTCTTGAAGGCCTTCAAGGCAATAAGAAAGCAGTAATGGCTTCAACCCTAGAAAATACCCGTAGGTATTTGGCTGAAACTGCAACTGCGGGTGCTACATCTGCCGGTAACATCGCAACACTAAACCGTGTGATCCTTCCAGTGATCAGACGTGTTATGCCAACAGTCATCGCAAACGAGATTGTAGGCGTACAACCAATGACTGGCCCAGTTGGCCAGATTCACACGCTACGTGTTCGCTATAGCGACACAGTAGGCACAGGCGCAAGCGGTGCAATAGCTGGTGAAGAAGCACTAAGTCCATTTAAGATTGCTGAAGCATATTCAGGTGACGGTACAAATGCACCAGCACCAACAGCTTCACTTGAAGGCGCAGCGGGTAACCGTTTGTCAATTCAAATCTTAAAGCAAACTGTTGAAGCTAAAACACGTAAGCTATCAGCACGTTGGACATTCGAAGCCGCACAAGACGCACAGTCGCAGCACGGCATCGACGTTGAAGCAGAAATCATGGCAGCACTTGCTCAAGAGATTACTGCTGAGATCGACCAAGAGGTCCTAGCATCTCTTAACACACTAGCTGGTACAGGTACAGATACATTTGACCAAGCAGCAGTTAGTGGTACAGCAACTTTTGTTGGTGACGAACATGCTGCACTTGCAGTACTAGTTAACCGTGCAGCTAACCGCATCGCACAGCGTACACGTCGTGGCGCAGGTAACTGGGCAGTTGTATCACCAGCAATCCTAACAGTTCTACAAAGTGCTACAACTTCAGCATTTGCACGTACAACTGAAGGTACTTTTGAAGCACCAACTAACACTAAAATGGTTGGTACATTGAACAACGCAATGAAGATCTATGTAAACACATATGCATCAGATGATGATGTATTAGTTGGTTACAAAGGTACAAGTGAATCAGATGCAGCAGCATTCTATTGCCCATACATCCCACTTATGTCTTCAGGTGTTGTCCTAGATCCAAGTACATTCGAACCAACAGTTTCGTTCATGACACGTTATGGATATGTTGAGCTATCGAACACTGCTTCGTCTCTAGGTAACGCAGCTGACTACTTGGAAAAAGTAGAAGTAACTGCAAACAACCTAAGCTTCTCGTAAGTTTAAACTTAACTAAAACGAAAATAGACCCTACGGGGTCTATTTTTATGATAACTATTTGCATGGAGTAATATAATATGCCAATAGGACAAATAATAAAATACAACAAAAAAAGAAAGTATAGTATAATAAGACCTAAAGAATGGGGTCCGGAATTGTACGATGTTCTTTTTGAAACAAAAGATTTTAAAGCATTATTAGGTGATGTAGTTGAATACGACGAAATATTATCAAATGGAAAAAAATATGCATCAAATCTTAGAAAAATAGAAAAAACTGGTTGACTTTCTTTTTTTATATGTTATATTAGTTACATAACAAAGACGACGGTCTTTAGTTAGATAGTGCAAGGAAATGTTGTTTCGTAAGGACGATAACTTGGCTAGTAGCTGTAGTGGCAGCGTATGAGCATGGAGACATGAAGATGCGTATTTTGGATATAACTATCTGATACTAGGCGCAACCGAATGTATAAAATACTTACTAGGTTGTTGGAGGTAGAATGTAATCCTCCCTATCATATATTATAGAGAAGGTCTACCCACTGATGCGGTAGGCCTTTTTTTACGAACATTATAACCCATTTTATTCTTTTAGATAAATACTTGTGTAGGTATAAAAGAGCCAGAAAAACTGGACTTACGCAGAATACCATCTGTGTAGACCTAGAACGTCATAAGGAGAAACAAAATGGGACGTCCACTAAAAAAAGATATTAACGGTGTTGATGTTATCGGCGATGCTGATGGCAACACTGGTGTAAGAGTAGAATTCTACGATGCATCGTTAAGAACAGACGGTGCTATAGTTAAGCAGCGTGGAGCAAAAACTTTTGTTTGTACACAAGATGCAAACGTAGGTTCGCCGAACATTAAAGATTCAACAAGTACAACAACTTGTGTTCTTAAAAATGGTACACCAAGTGCATTAGGCGAAATGCGCATGTTCGGCCGTGTAGATTCAAACTCAGGCGCCGAAGTTAATCTTGCAAAAATCACAAAACGTGTTGCTACTGACTTCTCGGGTAATAGATATACTTGGGCATTAGAAAACGATTCGACAAACGATTACATTGTATTAACAGCAGTTTAAGGAAACTTAAATGGCTGAACGTTTTAATCGCATAGGTACTGACAAGTATACCATATCTGTAAATCCTGATGGAGAGATTGTTCTTGACGTTGGGTTAACAGGTAAGGTTACTATTAATGGCGACTTAGATGTACTAGGCGATCAAACTAGTATTGGGTCGGCAGAATTAATAGTTGATGATAAAACTATCACTATTAATAATGGCGATCCCGGCGGAGACGGCGGGATCACTGACATTGGCGATGGTAACGGCAGAACCTCTGGTGTTATCATTGATCGTGGCCCAGATGCGTTTAATGCAAGATTTTTGTATGATGAAACATTAAAAACCATAAGAAATGGCGCACAACCGGCTAATGAAGGTGCGTATATTTTCAAACTAGAAAGTGGAAATCTTTCGGGCATTCATACTAGTAGTATTATTTCCACTGAAAATCAAAACTTATATTTGATAGGCGGCGGAACTGGTGTCGTTGATGTTACTGGTACTACTGATTACGAAAAACAAATATGGCCTTATACTGGAAGTGATATTACTCCAGATCCTTCGCAATCCGACGGACTTAGTGTCCCTGTAAATGATGATGCTTTAGTTAATACTAGAGGATTGCTTGATTATGTAAATGGATATTTTACATACAACTTCCAGGATAAGATAACAACAGGTACATTAGATCCGACAAGTGTTCAGGTATACGATACCGAAACAGGTGGCGGAACTAGTCGAGTTGAAATAGCAGTTGATCAAAGTGTTATTGCTACGTTTTTCCAATCTAGAGTTGAGTTTGAAGATTTAAGATTTGATGATAATATTGTTACTACCTCGGGTATTAATAGTGATATAATCTTAAAAGGATCAGGAACAGGAAGAGTACAAATTGATGGCTGGTTAAACTTTACAGAAGAAGTAACGCCAGCAAGCCCACCAAGTGCAGGTAGTACTTTATATAGTAAAACACTTGGAGACGGCGGTACTGGTTTATATTTTATAAACGCAGACGGTACCGAAGACGAACTTGTAAGCAGAAATAAAGCGTTGCTTTATAGTATTATTTTTTAAGGAAGAAACAATGGCGATAGTAAATGCAGCAATATTAACAACAGATACAACTCTTTTAACTGTACCAGCAGAAAAGAAGTTTGCATTAACAACTCTGCTAATATGTAATACAGGTCTCAATGACGGAACAGGTAGTAATGATACTAAAGTTGATGTTCATATTATTCCTAATGGTGCAGTCAAAACAACCGATAACTTAATATTAAATGATTTAGAAATTGGTGCAGCTGATACGTTTACATTCTCGGCAGAACGATTAATATTGGAAGCAGGAGACAGAGTTATGCTAATAGGAGCAGCGCCAACAAATCTATCAGCAACATTAAGTTATTTGGAAGTGTAAATGAGTTATATTAAAAGACAGTCGATACATAGCAGAAAAATAGGGGATAAAACCTTTATTCTCACATCTGATGGCGACATGGAAATGAACCTTGCCGAGGGCAAGGAGTTTCGTGTAAATGCCAACATGATCACCACAGGTGATACAACTGGTCCAAAGGTTACTAACGTATATTATGTTACTGAAGATGGAAATGACGACAATGATGGTAGAAGTGCAGATAAAAATGGCGCATTTGCTAGTATAAAACGTGCATCAGAAGTAGCTCCGATTGGTTCAACTATTATTGTTGCGCCAGGCGACTACTATGAAAACAATCCAATAACATTGAGAGATTTTGTTACTGTTACTGGACAAGGCGAACTTAGAAATACTAGAGTGTTTCCGAAGAATCCTACATCGGATTTCTTCCTTATGGGCAATGCGTGTTATTTGTATCAGATAACATTTAGAGGATTACGTGCGCCAGGTTGGTGTGCAAGAATACGCCCAGGCGCACTTGTTACAACATCACCATATGTACAAAACTGTACTAATATGAACGGTCCTTGGCTGAACGATGGTACTGAATTTATTCCTTTTGAAACTGTTCAAATCGAAGGAATCACACCAGGTGCAAAGCCAATATTGTTGGCAGATAACCCAAATGTTCCACTAGAAAAACAAATTAACCCAAACGGTGGCGGCGGTGGTCTTTTAGTCGATGGCGATGATTATGACCCAGCATCACTTGTATTCAGTTTTGTTGCAGATGCTTTTACACAGATTTCACAAGGGGGCATTGGGTTCCATGTTACTAACTTTGGTTATACACAGATTGTTAGTTGCTTCTCGGTTTTCTGTAGCACAGGTTTCTTAACCACCAAAGGTGGATATTTAAGTATTTCAAACAGTGTTAGTGACTTTGGCACAAATGGTGTTGTAGCAGATGGATACTATCCGGTAGCATATACTACTGCAACAGCCGACGAAGACTATTATTCGACAGTAGGCAGTGTAACATTATCTTTTGCAGGAACTGGATACACTAGTACACCTACAGTAACTATCAGTGCGCCAGAAGCACTAAGCGGAACAACAGCAGTTGCTACAGCACAAGTTGATTTAACTACAGGCGAACTTGCAGCAGTTAGTATTAGCGACAATGGTAGTGGATACAAAAGTGTTCCAACTATTACATTTACAGGTGGCGGTGCCACACTACAGGCAACTGGAACAGTAAATCTAAGAACAAACTCTACGATTTCTATTTCAAGTTTGCGAGACAAACCACAAACTGGTTCTGTTATTAAGTTTGACGGCGACGACACATTTTATTATATTACTTCAAATACTATTGCAGAACAACCTTTTGTATATAATCAAGAAACCTGCGAACGCGATGTTAGACGTATTATAGATGCACTAACTAGTGACATTGTTATGGGTACATATTATCAAACAACTACAGCAGCACAAAGTTATTTAAGAGCTACTTCTACTAAAGTTATTCTTGATCAACTTGCTCCTACTATATATGCATTAGAAGCAACACGTGACGAAATGAAAGCGTTAACTTCAAATCTTGCAATGAAAGAGGAACTTGATCAACGATTTAATATTGTTACTAGCACACTTGCAGCAGGTGATAGTACTGGCATTCCATTTGTTGGAGATCAGATCGAATCCTCGTTTAATGATTTAAGTAGTATAGATGGCGAAATCATTGAAGCAAAAAATAATATTCTAGAAAATAGAGACTTTATTATTGCAGAACTAACTGCTTATATTAATGATCAGTTTACAGAACTAAGTTATAATCAAGCCTGGTTTGACGAAGATATGACAGTATTCTTAACTGCTCTTTCTTATTATGTTGCTACAGGTGGCGACCATGTTATAGTTAGACAAGCAAAAGAATTTAGATCAAGAACAAGGTTTAAAAATCTTTATGTTTCAAGTTTTGCTTATTTAAGATCGTTAGTATTAGGATATACAGAAGTTAACACAGATCCTACTTCGGTAACTAGAGTCAATGAAGCATTTGATATTATTATTAATGTAGTTGACGATGGTGATAGTACAGGTATTTTGCCTACATATGCAGAAAGTGTTGGTGTTACACAAAACGGTATTGATGCAAAAGATCATTTACAAGCAAACAAAGATTTTATTGTTGCAGAGTTTATTGCTTACCTAGATACTCTTGATAGTACACTAACTTATACTGCATCAGAATGGGAAGCATATGTTGAAAACTTTGTTGATGCTCTTTCATATGATATTTTATATGGTGGTAACAATGCAACAGTACAAGAAACAACATGGTTCTTTAAAAGTGTAACTTGGAGTAACTTTACTAATACAAATCAACAAGCATTTGAAGATTCATTTGCAAGAGTAAGATTTATTGTACAACGTATTATCAGAGGACTTAGTGTTACAAAAACATCAGGTAATGCAGAAACACAAGATTTTACAAGCGGTGATGCTACACAAATCGAAGCTACATTATTAGACGGATTAGTGCAAATAGTTGAAAGTGTTATTGATGCACAAAGTGTTGCTGGCTTACCTACTAAATCTTATCCGAACACAGAAAATGAGCCAGCAGGACAAGTAAATGCTTCGAATAAACTTCTTTCGGTTATCTCAACTATTATTGCAGATGCAATAGCATATAACTTAGTCAACAATCCAACACTAACCTACAACGAAGAAAAATGTAAAAGAGATGTTGGATATATGGTTGATGCAGTATATAGAGACGCACAACTTGGAACAAACCAAAACAGTATTACAGCAGGACTAGCTTACAATCGTGCAAATGTTGCTTACTTAAATGGCGAACAAAAGCCTGCAACCATTATTGCACTAAGAGAAGCAAAGCGTTTGACTGTAGCAGCAGCAAACGGTGAAGCAGCATTCCAGAATAAGGTATCTGACTTATTTGATAATATATTTGATATTATTGAGTTTAACCAACTACCGAGTGAAGGCAGAGAATATCCGGAACCAGGTCCAGCAGCTGATGCACTTATTGACGCACATTCGCAGTTTGTTGCAAACAAAGCCTTTTTAACAGAAGAAGTTATTGCATACATTAATGCTAACAACTTTGTATATGATCAAGCTAAATGCGAAAGAGACACAGGACTGATTATTTCAGGTGCCGGATACGATGCATTGCTTGGAACGAACTACAACAGTGTAACCAACGGACTAGCATATCTAAGAGTAAATGCCGGAGCAGTATTATCGGATCAGCTAACAGAAACACTAGCAGCTATTAACTTTGCCAAAGGCGAAGCAAGTACAGCAACAGCTAGTGATGCAACAACACAAACAGCCGTAGGCGCAGCATTTGACGAAGTAGTTGATATTGTTACAAACGGCATTGGATTTGCAGATACATTAACATGGACCAACCCAACTGGTGCAACTACTGGGCAGATCAATGCAAAAGATCAAATGGTAGCAAACCGAGCATTCTTACAAAAAGAAGCAGCAACATTTATTACAAATAACTACAAAGACTTTACATACAATCAAGAAAAGTGTGAAAGAGATATTGGGTTAATAATGGATGCTGTTGCACTTGATGTTGCACTAGGAACAAACTATAACAGTGTAACAGCTGGTCTTGCATATCAAAGAGCAAGTAGCGCAGATTTACAAGATGATCAGCTAATACAAACATCAGGAGCACTAAGAGAGCTTAAAAAAGAAATAGTAAAACTTGGATTAAGCGACACAGCAGAACCAAGAGCTGAATCTGCAATGGATGAGATTATTGATATTTTAGAAAACGGAAATATCAGTACAGACGATGCAGCAGATGCATTAGTATTTCCAACACCTGGAACGCTACCATCAACAAACGCTGTTGAAGCAAAAGATCAGTTGATTGCCAACAAAGCATATATCCAAGAAGAAATCATTAGATGGATTACTGCTAACTATCCATTACTAAGCTATGATGCAACTAAATGTAGAAGAGATGTTGGATATATTGTTGATGCATTATGTCACGATATTTTATATGGCGGCAACAGTGCAACGCAACTAGCAGCACAATCATATTTTGTTGGAGTAGCAAGTCAGTTAGGTGCAGGCGAAGCAGAAGCAACAGCAGCAGCATACAACAGACTTGGACAAGTTGTTGGCGATATTGTTATCGAAGCAGTTGTTGAAAATAGCCCAGGCAACGTTTTAGTACAAGATACTAGCGGAACTCCAGCAAGTTCAACAGAAGTTGATGATCTATCAGGACTGGTACAGATCATCGAAGATGTTATTACAGCAGGAAACATTGCTGGACTACCATCGGTACAACTACCATCAGTTACTTGGTCAACTAGTGTTTTACAACAAGCATATAGCACTATCAAAGGTAATAAAGATGATGTAAAAGAATCTGTTATTATTTGGATTGCAAATAACTTCCAGAACTTTACATATGATGAAGCAAAGTGTGCTAGAGATGTAGGTATTATGATTGAAGCTGTGTGTTATGACGCAGCAATAGGAACTAACTTCAATCAAGTAACAGCAGGACTTGCATATCAAAGAGCAAATGCTGCGGTAGCTGTTGGATCACAACTTTTACAAACAGTAAAATCTATTGAATATCTAAGAGACACTATTAATACCAACGAAACACAGTTGTCAGGAACATTTAGAAGTCGTGTACTTGCAGGATTTAATGAAATACTTGATATTATTAACAATGGTGTTGTAAGTACTGACGCTTCGGCAGATACGTTAACATTCCCAGATAGTGGATTAAATGCTAACTATCCGTTGGCAGTAACTCAGCTACAAGCAAACAGAGACTTCTTAGCAAAAGAAACTAGCGCATATGTTACTAATAACTTTCCACTTCTAGTATTTGATGCAGCAAAATGTGAAAGAGACACCAAATACATCATTGATGCTATTTGTTATGATATCATATATCGCGGCAACCTGGCATCTAAAAATGCAGCAGAAAGTTATTTTGTTGGCGCAGCTTCTCAACTTGGAGCAGGACAACAAGCAGCTACAGTTGCAGCATTTAACGAACTGGCAAATGTAGCATCTGATGTTATACAAAATATTACACACGGATCTACAGAACAAGTAGGCGTAACACAAAATACATCAAATCCAGGAGCTGATGCTGGTACAGCTGGCGAAGCACAAGACTTGTTGCAAATAGTTGAAGATGTTGTTAACAACAACAATATAGATTCTATTCCAGCAGATATTCTTACAGACATTACTTGGACAGCCGCAGAGCTGCAAACAGACTTTGCAGACCTAAACAGTGTTACAAAAGTAGAGTTTTATAAAACAGATGTTATTAACTTTATTAATAAAACATTTACAAGAAGCTTTACATTTAATAGTGCAAAGTGTGAAAGAGATACAGGTTATATTGTTGATGCTCTTACATATGACATTCTATATGGCGGTAATAGTGCTACTTACCAAGCAGCACAAGCATACTATGTTGGATATGTAAGTCAAGTTGTAGGACAACAGCCAGAAACAGCAGCAGCATTAGGATGGGTAAACACGTTACTTGGAAGTATATTACTTGATACATTATACGATGATCCTGAACAAACAGGTGTAGTACAAGATACAACTGCGGGCGCTGCAACAGCAACTGAAGTAACTAGAGCAGATGAACTATTAACAATATTCCAAAATGTTATCACTGATGGTGTTGATAATCTTCCAACTGTAGTTTACCCAGATACTACTTGGGCAACTGCTGGCGCACAAACTGCTATTGCAAGTTTAGAAGCAGCAAAAGATACTATTGTTGCTAACACAATAACTGAACTTCAAGACAACTATGATGCGTTCTCATACAACCAAACAAGTTGTAGAAATGACACAGGTCTTATTATTGATGCAGTAGCATACGATTTGCTATACACAGGTAATATACAAACAATCATTGCTACTAATGCATACTTCTTAGGAGCAGTAGCATATATTCCTGAAAGTCAACGAGCAAACACAGTTGCAGCATATACACACTTACAAGATGTTGCTTTAAAATGTATAGAAGGTATTGGTGTAACTCCAACTGTTGGAAATCCAGAATCACAAGTTTTAGGTGGTGCTTATGGTACAAGTATTGAAAGTTCAACAGCAGTTGGCCTAATAGGTATTATCAAAGGTGCTATTGAAAACAATACATTAGTTGGTGTTCCAGGAGAAGTTAATCCAGACTTTAGTTGGCTTCCTCAAACAACAAGATCGGCAGCTAATGCATTGCTTGCACAAAAAACAAATATACAAAACGGCGTTATTACATATATTCAAGACAATATAATAGGTTTTGAATATGGCATTGAAGTTTGTGAAAGAGATACTGGATATATTATTGACGCTGTATTATATGATACAATGTACGGTGGTAACAAACAATCTCGTAGAGCAGCCGAAGCATACTACAGTGGCACTATATTAGGTGCAGCTAAAGTAGGCAATGTTGATCAAACACTAGTTAGTGCATATAGTTATTATAAACTAGGCGATCTAATGCGTCAAGTTGCAAACAACGAAGTTGTTACTAAAAGTTTTGGAAACGCAGCAACACAGATTACAACTATTCCAGATGCCGATACTACAATAGGACAAAGCATTGAACTATTAGTTGATAGAGTTGCCTTATCTATAATACAAGGTTATACCACAGGCTGGCACGAAGTAGGACATAATCACGAACTTGGTAGTAGTATATACAATACCGAAAGAAATGTTATTGTTGGAGCAACAGAAACTATTGTTGAAACTGCAATCAACGATCTAAATGCAACATACGGTGGTAGTGCATCTATTAAAGTATTCCCGGGTATCATAAGTGTCGAAACAACACAGCAAGCATACTTGTATAATGTTTCAACTATTAGTACTTCAGGACATGCGTTTGAATATGTTGGCGCCGGTGTTACATATAATGCACTTCCGTTCTTTGGCGGCACAGCAGTTCCTGAACAAGAGATTATCGAAACAAGCAATGGTAAAGTATTTGCAGGTGGTACAGTTGACCAAATTGGTAACTTTAGAGTTGGTAACTTCTTTGGTGTTAACGCACTTACAGGTAGTATTACACTTAATGCTAACGAAATTGATCTAAAAGGTCTAACTAGTGTTGGACCGTTTATTAGAGACGGCATTCCGGTTGGTGTAGAACTTAAAGAAGTTAGTGACAATGCAAACTTAATTTCAAGTATTGGTACACAAGACTTTAATACTGCACCTACACAGAAAGCTGTTAGTACATACGTTGAAAACAGATATTTAAACAAACTAACAGGCGGAACTGTAGAAGGAGATATTACACTCAACGGTGACTTTGATGTTAACGGTGATGTGATTAGCACAGATACAGCAGGTGCATTTAACTTGTTGAACACAAGTGCTACAACTATTAATGCATTTGGTGATGCTACTTCGATTATTATGGGTGCAGCAGAAGGTACATTTACAGTTAATCCTGACTTGCTTGTGCAAGGTAGTTTAACAGTTAACGGTGATATTGTATTCACAGGTGATGTTAGTTTAAATATTCCAGATGAAAGTTTACAAGCATATAGTATTAGTACAGAAGGTTCGTTAGACTTTATTAGTATTAACACACGTACAGACGAAGAACTTATTACATTTGGTATACGCCCAGGATTGCTTGTTGAAAATACAACAGAATCAACTAGCACAACTACAGGCTCGGTTGTTATTGACGGCGGCGTCGGCATTGCTAAAAGTTTAAATGTTGGCATTGATTTTACAGCAGACGGCAGTGTTGTATTAGGTAGTGATAGAGCAGTTGATACTATTGACATCAACGGCGCAACTGATATTGACTTACCAGACAACAATACCAATGTATTGAGAATACACGAAAATGTTAGTGACTATATTGTAATAGATACAACTGACGGATCGGAAGTAGTTGAGTTTGGAACAACTCCAAATATCATTATACTAAACAACGATGATGCTACAGATAATGTTACTGGCGCAGTACAAATCACAGGCGGCCTAAGCGCACAGAGAAACATACACGCTGGTGTTGATATTACTGCTGATAGAGATATTATAGCAGATAGAGACATACAAGTTAATGGTACTAACATTATTACAGACGAAACTGGTACTTTTAATGTACTCAACACTAATGCTACACGCATTGATGCATTTGGTGCAGCTACAAATATTAACATAGGTGCAATATCTGGAACACTTACTATCAATAATGAAATAGTTATTATTGACAGTGTTACAAGTTTACAGCTACCAGTTGGTGATACAGCAGCTCGTCCAGTAGAAGCAACAGGACAAGTACGATTCAACACTGATACGTTAGTATTTGAAGGATACGACGGCGTTGCTTGGGGCTCACTAGGCGGTGTTAAAGATGTAGATCAAAATACATTTATACGTCCCGAAACATCACCAGGTGCTAACAACGATGAACTTGAGTTCTTTACAAATGGATCACAACGTGCTATTATTGGAAACTCATACTTTAACATTGATAGTAGTGTAATAACAACGTTCAACAACACAACGCCAAGTCAGACTTATCAAAGTGGTGCAGTTGTTGTTGCAGGTGGTGTTGGTATAGGTGAAGAACTACATGTACAAAAGTACATCGGTGGCAACAACAGTGGTGTATTACAACTTACTAACTTAGCAACAGATACTGTTGATATTAGAGCAAACACATTACTTGCACAAGATGGATTAAAACTTATAACTAATGCACCAGATAGTGCAGCAGATGATATTGTGTATCCTATGACTTTTGCACATCATAGTATAAGTGGTACTCCGGTAGCAGGAAGTGGTACAGGTATTAAGTTTGAACTTGAAACAGCAAATGATAATTTTGAAACATCAGGTCAGATTGATGTTATAGCACAAGATATCACCGGACTGCAAGAAGACTTTGATATGGTGTTTAGCACTATGATCGGTGGAACATCTGGTGTTGAGAAACTACGTTTAAGTGAAGATATATCAACCTTTACAACAGACTTAGCAATCAACAACGATGTGTTGAGCACAAATCAAACAACATTTAACTTGTTAAATGATACTGCTACAACTATCAACTTTGGTGGCGCAGCAACAACTATTAGTATTGGTGATGCTACAGGTACATTAACTGTAAATCATGACTTCCATGTAACTGGAACAGTAAGTTTAACTAATGATCTAGCAGTTGCACATGGTGGTACAGGTGTAAGCACATTTACCACAGATGGTATACTTTATGGTAATGCAGATACAGATGTTCAAGTAACTGATGCAGCAGGCACAAGTGATACTAGCGAATCGTTCCAAGTACTAACAGTAGTCGGCAGCGGCGATAATACACCAGTTTGGACAGATACTATAGATGGTGGCGCATTCTAAGTTTACTGAAAACAATAAAAACTAAAACTAAAGGGCCTTAAATGGCCCTTTTTTTACGAATACAGTAACCATTTTTTAAACTTGATAAATAAGTTAGTAGCGATTTCTATCGTTTTACAATGGGCGTCTTTGGACCTGACCCGTACCTAAATAGGAGGCAGTTGCAAATGGCAACAACAATTAGACACAAACGAAGTGCGGTCGCTGGTAAGAAACCAACTATAGCACAACTTCAAAGCGGCGAACTAGCATTAAACACAGCAGACGGTAAAGTATATTTACTACGTGACGATAATACAGTTCAAGATATTACTAAACGTATTTTTGAAGGCAACTCAGAAATTAAAATTGACGATTTAGCTGACAGTACAGAAGCAGCAATCACAATGACAGTTAATGATGTTGACAAGATGACCATTACAAATGCTGGATTTAATATTAAAGATAATGTTGATATTGAAGATGCAGGTGTTTTAACATTTAGAGAACTTACTGCTTCTGGTGAAGATGGTGTTAGTATTAAAGCACCAAATACATTAGACGCTGGCTATCAACTAACCCTGCCTCCAACTTCGGGTACTATTGGTCAGCTAATGTCAGTTGATGCTTCTGGTAACTTATTCTTTAATGACGCTGATATCTTCGGCGGAAATGTCATTTACGTATCTCAAGAACAAGGCGATGATGCAAATGACGGTCAAAGTGCTCCAGTTAAAACAGTTAAACGTGCTTGTCAACTAGCCTCCGCACAAGTATACAACGCTGATGGCACTGTTAACTTTAAACGTATTAACATCAAAGTTGCTGTTGGCGACTATACAGAAGACAATCCTATTATTGTTCCAGACAACACAGTTATCAAAGGTGACGGTTTGCGTGGTTGTATTATTCGTCCTAAGAATGCTAACTTGGACATGCTACGTGTTCGTAACGCTTGTTATTTTGGTGAATTTACATTCCGTGACGGTGTTGACTCAAACTTTGTTCCACTTATTACAGCTGACTATGCTGTTGCCTTTGATGATCCAACAGCAACTGATGTTCCTGATCGTGCAAGTTATCCAAACTTGCCAAACACAAAACCAACTATTACAACTTCACCGTATATTCAGAACGCCTCGATTATTTCATTCTTAGGAATGAACGGTGCTAAAATTGACGGTTCAAAAGTTGAATCTCCAAACGTTCCGGTTAATCAAATCGAAGCTGAGAATCCAGTAGTTGGTGCAATACCTGAGCAAGGTAAATCGATGGTTGCCAACGCATTTACTATTCTCTCGTTTGGTGGTACTGCTTGGCGTCTAACCAATGATGCTTATGCACAGATCGTGTCTTGTTTTGAAATCTTCCTACTAAATGGTGTTTATACACAAAGTGGCGGCTACTGTTCTATTACCAACTCCGCTACAAACTTTGGTTTGTATGCGTTGAGAAGTAGTGGGTATTCGCCTAAAGCGTTCCAATTTGATAGAGCGTTTGTAACATCAACAGGTCAAAGTGAAGGAAAGCAAACTATTACGATTGCTGGTATCAATCGTGATACACCAGTTGAAGAATTTGTATTACGTTTTAGAGATCCAGATTATAAAACAGCACACGACTTACTAAAACTCAACAAAGATATTATTGCTAATGATGTGGTAACTTGGATTAATGCACAAGTTGCAGCAGCTTCGCCGAGCATATGGGCAGGATTTACATATAACGAAGACAAATGCAGACGCGATGTTCAGAGATTGATTGATGCTGTACGTTATGATTTCTTGTTTAATAGTAATCACAGAAGTGTTAGTGCTGCACTAAGATATTTTAGCGGATCGTTTGCAGGCAATGTATTTGCTGCCCAAAAAGATCAACACATTGCAGCATTTGCACAAGCTAAAGCACTTACTGCAAATGCACTTACTGATGCTACAGCAACAAGTAGAGCTAATGTACTTTGGGACGAGATTATTGATATTGTAACCAACGGCGATGCAAATACTGTGCCCGGCGATAGTGTTGCAGCCGCATATTCTCGTCCATTGCCAACAGGCGGCACAGATAACGCTAGTGATGCAGGTTTTGAAAATGCAGTATTACAAATAAATGCAAACAAAACATTTTTACAAAGCGAACTTACTGCTTGGTTAAATGCAGAAATAGCCGCAGGAAACTCACCGTTTGTACCAGGGTTTGCATATAATGAATCAAAATGTGAAAGAGATACCGGACTTATTGTTGATGCGTTATCTTATGATTTAACATATGGCGGAAACTTACAAACATTAGTTGCAGCATTAGCATATTTTATCGACGGTGTAGCACAATACGGTGCTGGACAGCAAGAGGAAACTATTGCTGCTTATGGTAGACTAAAAGAAATAATAAAACAAGTTATACAAGAACAAACAGTTGTTGTAACCGCAGGAAATACAGAAACACAAGATGTATCAGGTACAGCAGGTAGTGAAGCGGCAGCTGATTATGCAGCAGCTAGACTAGACGAAATCATTGCTTATTTAACTAGTAATGGTGCTACAGAGCCAACTAGAGTTGAGCCAGATATAACTTGGACTGGTGCAGCACTACAAGCAGACTTCAATGAACTAGGAATCACAGGTCAAATCAATATTGCACAGAATGTTACTCAGTTTATTAACGAACAAATACAAGCAAATATTTGGTATAACTTTGATTATAATCAATCAAAATGTAATAGAGACACACAACTTATTGTCGAAGCAGTAGCCAACGATGTTTGGGATACAGGCAACAGATATTCACGTAGTGCTGGCTTGGCTTATTATACACAAAACTTACAAGATAGTTCGCGTATTAGTATTAGTGGTCAAGAACTACAAACTATTGCTGCTATTGAGCAAGCAAAGACAGAAACATTAGCATATCTTACTGGAGTTAGTGCAGCCGTACAAGATTTTGCAAGTGCAAAGTTTGATGTTGTAAAAACTATTATTAATGATCCAGACGACCTTCCAGATCCAACTGAAGTGAGCAGTGAAGGCGATATTACAAACGACTTCAAACTTACACCAACTGAAACTACATTTGATGCTGCTACAGCCGTTAATGTTTTAGCAGATGTTATTACAATTGTAGATCACGGATTCTCAAATGGTCAAAAAGTTATATATGATCCAGATGGCAATCCTCCTATTAAAGGACTTGATGCAGAACAGACTTATTATATTAAAATCATTAATGATGACGAATTTAGTTTAACATTTGACGAATCAGGAGATTTTGATGTTAATCTTATTGAAGCAGGTTCAAACACTCACAAGTTCTTCTCAAACGTTATTGAATTCTTTGTTGAAGAAATTATAAGTTCTCATACAACATATCAAACACTAATACTAGAATCAGGAGCTGAAAGTTATGAGTTTGTGCCTGGTAGAACTATTACAGGTACAACTGGTGTTAATAATAACAGTGCTATTGTTACAAAATGGGAACCAAGAGAGCGTAGACTAGTTGTAAGTATTGAACAAGTTGCAGTTGGTTCTAGTGTGCTTAGAGTACAGTTCGACGAAACAAGTATTATTGCAGAAGACCATGCTAGTTCGCCAAACTCAACCATTGGTGTTAACGAAGCAGCTACAAAGTTAGGTTTAGGTACTGCAACATTCTCGATTACTGCTACTGACGGTAGCAGTAGTTTAACAAACACTGTTAACTTGCCTGAGAAACAACTTTGGTTCCACAGACCGTCGATTGTTAACAGTTCTTCTCATACTTGGGAATACGCAGGTTCGGGTGTTGACTACAACGCACTTCCACAAAACGGTGGTAACACAAGAAGTGAGTTTGAACAGTTTGAAGAACTTCCAGGACGTGTTTACTCATCAGGTACAAACGAACTTGGTGACTTTAAAGTTGGTGACTTTATTACAGCGTTCAACAGAACAGGTAACATTACATTTAGAAACAAAGTTCAGGTGGACGAGCTCGATGCTTTGCGTTTGAGTTTGAGTGACGTTGCTATTGAAGAAATCTCAACCAGTGTTAACTTAGGCGACGACGAACTTGGCGGACCAAGTGATGCACGTATGGTCACACAGTTAGCAGTACGTTCGTTTATTAACAACAGACTAGGCGGATTTGTTGACAAATCAGTTAGTACAGCTGCCGTTCCGGGTGCTATTGTTCAGCTTAATACCAACGGTCAGTTAAACGGAGATTTGATTCCGGCAACACGTCAGTTTACCAACACAAACACACAAGGCTACCTATCAAGACTAGAACAAGTTGATGATATTCCGGCAATAGATCTAAAAGCTGGTGACATTGCTACAGAAAACTACGAGCAAGTTGAACTTACACTTAGTGGAAATATTACAAATGTTACTAACGGTGATGTGATTACACAACCCGGCATTGCCGACGCTATTGCATATGCAAAAGGTTCTTATGCATCGAGCGGAAACATACTTATTGCTAGTGTTCCAGGAGCGTGGAACACTGAAGATGATAGTACAGGCGATCCTTGGGATGTAAGTGGAACAGCACCAAACTTGTTTGTTAATGGAGTTGATTCTGGAGTACGCCCAACTGCAAAAGGTGCAGTGTCAGAGATTGTTGACAACTTCTTCTTACGTAGTTCAAACAGCAGTCAGTATTTGGTTCTTGATCCAGACGTCGACTATACATTTACTAGTGCAGTTATTACAGATGTTGAACGTACAAGCAACATTGCTACAATCACAACAAGCGGTGCTCACAACTTACAAGTTGATAACAATGTACAAGTTTTAGTTCCAGATGATACAACATACGATGAAAATACACTTGTGTTAAGCACACCGACAGCAACATCATTTACTATTGCCAATACTGGCGATAATGAAGCTTCGAAAACAATAGCAGGTACTGCACGTACTATTGTTACATCAGCTGACGGAAACGCTCAGGGTGCTGTAACAGAAGTACGCTATGGTATACTAACAGGTGTAGATAACGGTTCTATTACAGGCGGCAGTTTGTATACTCCAACCAACGGAACAAAAGTATATTCAGACGTAGCATTTACAAACAACTCAGGATCGGGCTCAGGCGCAACAGCAGACATTACTGTAACAGCAGGACAGGTTACTGACGTTGATATTAAAACTGGCGGTACTGGTTATGATACCGGCGATCTACTTAGTGTTGCTGCATCAAGCATTGGCGGAACAGGTAGTGGTTTTGAAATTGAAGTTACAAGTTTTGAAAAACGTGCATATGTTAATATATTAGGTGGCGAGCTTTACGTTGCTAGTTCATCGAGTATTGACTTTGTTGAAGACAACACTGCAACACAAAACGGTAAAATAATCAACTTAGACGACTTTATTGAAAACAACTTCCTAGCTGGTGTTAGCGGTAGTGGCGGATCTGTCAACTATACCGATTCTCGTATTATTGTAACAAATCATGGATTTGAAAACGGCGACCCTGTAACCTATAATACCAATGGTAATGTTGCAATTGGAGGCCTAGTAAACGGATTGGTTTATTACGCTAAAAAGATTGACGCAGATACATTTGAATTATATTCAGGATTTGCATTAATAAATCAAATTGATTTTACAAGCACTCCTGCTAACAATGCCCACACACTCACAAGAAGAACAGTTAATATAATTGATAATAGTATTATAGTACAAGCACACGGGTTTTCAACTGGTAATGCTGTTAGATTTGAATCACTATCAGATGGTAGTTCGTCGAATGAACTGTTTAGTGTTAATGCAGAAGCAGTAACATCAGGAAGTAGATTCTTTATAGGATCTGTAACACTCAACAGCTTTACACTTCATGCATTACGTAGTGACGCATTGAGTAGTATCAACGATCTAGTAACTAACCCAAAACTTATCGACGGTATTGGTGTAGGTAGTGCAAACGTTATTAAAAACAACGTACAAGTTAATGCAGTTATTAATACTTCTAGTAGATTACTTGCTAACTGGAACACACTTGCTGTTACAAACATTGATGCTGAAAATATTATTTCAGGTACTATTAGTCCAAGTAGACTTGGCGCAAGTGGTGTGCCAAACAGTGAAACAGCATTGTTTGGTGATAGTTCTTATAAAAATGTTGTACAAACACTTAAAAAACAAAACACAACAGATAACCCTATTACACTAACAGGTAGTAGCGTCGGCGGCGAGTTCTACGGCGATCCGGTACAGATTGGTATTGCTAACGTAGACCTTGATCCTCTGGGTACCTTTTCTACATTAGGTGTTAGTAGATTTTTACAAACGCAGTTTGACGTTCCTAGTGATGGCAGCGGACAGGTGTTTATCAAAGACGGTGTAGTTGATGCAGGTACGCTAGATGGACTTGATAGTGCATATTTCCTAAATCCTGCTAACTTAACAAGTCTTGTTCCAGTTGCAAGAGGTGGTACAAACATTAGCACATACGCAATTGGCGACATGATATATGCACAAACCACAGGTAGTTTAAACACGCTCAACATTGGTAGAAACAACAGTTTCTTAAAATCAAATGGTGTAACACCGGAATGGGGTACAGCACTTGATCTATCAGAAGGACTTGACGTTGGTAACGCTTCGCTTAACTCATCGAGTATTGGTAGTGGTAGTGTTTACAATGCAAACGTTACTAGCTTAGAAATAGGCGGCGCTGCTACTAATATTAAAATAGGTAATGCAACTTCAACACGTAACTTGTTAACATTTGTTGACGGTTATGAAGCAACTATTTCACAGGATGTAGTAGTTAACCTTGGAAGTGTTACTGTAAATACAAATGGAGTTACAGCCAACGGCGAAAAAGAAGTTCCGATGAGTGATACATCAACTATCTTAGCAGGTATGTTGGTTACTGGTAGTGGCAGTATTCCATCAAACACAACAGTTAGTGGTGTTACTGATGAGTACATATATTTAAGTACAGAAACAACAGGTACTATTACAAACTCAACTACACTATCATTTACTTATACTCCTAAAACATTAGGTGTACTAGTTGGCGATACTATTAATATTGCAAGTAGTGCAGTAACAAACTTAGATGGTAGTTGGCCAGTTATTGGTGCAACTGAAAACGCAACTTCGTTTACTATTAGAACAGATTTAAATGTTACATCTGATCCATTGGACGTTGTACAAGGTACAATAAACATTGGTAATAACATGATTATTAGAAATAGTACTGTTGTATTTGGCAATGCCGAAGCAAGTGAAACACCAACTAGTTCTACAATCAAAGGTACAAGCGGTATTGGAAACAATGTTGCAGGCGGAGCCATTACTATTGAAGGCGGTTCCGGAACAGGTAATGCAACCGGCGGCGATGTAATCATTAAAACTGGTGAAGTTTCAACATCAAGTGACATTGAACACACAGTTCAAACTCGTTTAACTATTGATACAAGTGGTAAAGCAACATTCACTGGTGAAGTTGAAGTTGACGCTACATTAAGCACAAGTGAAACAACTGTTGCTCTACTAAATGATACTGCTACAACTATTAACATGGGCGGCGATGCAACAGCAATCAATGTAGGTGCAGCTACAGGTAAAACCACCTTTGCACACGATGTTGATATTAATGGTGGAGACTTAGATTCTACTGAAACAACATTTAATGCATTTGCAACACCAACAACATTGAATGTAGGCGCAGCAGCAACAACAGTTAATATTGGTACAGGTGGTGACGGTGGCGGAACAACTACTATTGGACACGATCTTGTTGTTACAGGTGATCTAACAGTTAATGGCGATACTACAACTATTAACAGTACAACACTAACTGTAGACGATCTTAACATTGTTGTAGCAAGTGGTGCAGCAAGTGGTGCAGCAGCAAACGGTGCTGGTATTACAGTTGATGGTGCTAACGCAACACTAACTTGGGATAATGCAAATACAAGTTGGGATTCGAGTGAAGACTTTAACCTAGCAAGTGGTAAAGCATATTACATCAACGATGCAAGTGTTCTTAACAGTACAACACTCGGCAGCGCAGTTGTCAACAGTAGTTTACAAACATTAGGAACTATAGGAACAGGTGTATGGCAAGGTAGTGTTATCAACAGTACTTACGGCGGCACTGGTGTAAACAACGGCGGCAGTACTATTACTATTGGCGGCAACTTTACACATACTGGTGCTCATACATTAGGATTAACAACAACTGGAAACACCAGTGTAACATTGCCAACAAGCGGTACACTTGCTATTACAGGAAATCCATTAAGTCAGTTTGCAGCAACTACAAGTGCGCAACTGCGTGGTGTACTAAGTGACGAAACAGGATCTGGCGCAGCAACATTTGCTACATCGCCAAGTTTTACTACTGGTATTAATGCTGCAAGTGCTACAATGGCACTGTTTGACACAACTGCAACATCAATAAACATGGGCGGTGACGCTACTAGTGTTGAGATAGGCGCAGCAACAGGTACTACAACTATACACAACAACTTAGATGTAGACCTAGATGTTAATGTTGATGGTGGAGATATAACTACAAACGCAGCAACTTTTAACCTAATCAACGCAACTGCAACTACACTTAATGTAGGTGGAGCAGCAACAACAGTTACAGCAGGTGCTACATCAGGCAACTTTAACATTAGAAATACAAATGTTAACTTATCAGGCAACTTGTTTGTAAATGGTACAACGCTTGATACAGATGAAACAGGTACATTTAACTTACTCAAAGATAATGCTACAACACTAGCATTTGCTCAAGCAGCAACTGAGATTGTAGTTGGTGAAACTAAAGCAGCAGCAGATTTAGCAGGTGCTTTAGGCGAAATGGTTGTACGTATGGATTTACGTACAAATACTGATATGTATATTGATGGTGATTTGTTTGTTAGTGCTATTAACAATACTCCGATTGGTAACATAACTCCAAGTAGTGGTGCATTTACTACACTAGCTTCAAACAATCTAGTAACATTTACTGATGGTACAAATGCAACCGGTGCAACATTTGCAGGTGGCAGTGCAGCAGTTAAAATCACAGGCGGGTTGTATGTAAACAAAGATATACGTGCAGATAACTTTATTGGTGATATGAGTGCTGCTTTCCTAACTAGTGGTACTATACCGGATGCACGTATTGCAGTATCTGGCGTAACACAGCACCAGTTGAGTATTACTGGTGTTGGTATTCTAAATGCAGGTAGTATTACTAATGGATTTGGAAATATTAATATCGGCGGCATATTCTCAGGTAATGGTAGCGGTTTAACAACACTAAATGCAAGTAACTTGAGTAGTGGTACTGTAGCAGATGCACGTATTGCTGCTTCGAGCATTACACAACACCAAGCACAAATCACAGGAACAGGCGCTCTAAACAGTGGTAGTATTACTAGTGGTTTTGGTAATATTAATATTGGTACAAGCACATTTACTGGTAATGGTAGTGGATTAACAACACTAAATGCAAGTAACTTGAGTAGTGGTACTGTAAGTGGTAGCAGACTCGGCGGCAATCAAAGTATGGCTGGTGTTAAGACATTTACTAATACTAGCGGCGCAACAAACACAACAACTGGTGCAGTTAGAGTCGGCGGCGGCCTAGGTGTTGTTGGAGCAATATATGCTGGATCACTTAATACAGCAAGCGGTGGCGGCATTCAAAACTTGAGTGCAAGTAACTTAGCTACAGGAACTGTTCCAAACGCAAGAGTTACTGGTACATACAGTAACTTGACTGGTACTGGCGCACTTGGTGCAGGTGAAATAACAACAACATTTGGCAACATCAACATTGGTACAAGTACATTTACTGGTAATGGTAGTGGCTTAACAAATGTTAATGCTGATACGCTAGACGGTATCGATAGTGCAAACTTCTTACGTAGTAATGTTGCTGATACAATGGGTGGCTTGCTAACAATGTCACACGCTGGTGATGAAATGATTCGCTTGCAAGATACCTCTGCTACTGGTAATCCTTATATTAGTTGGTATCAATCGACCACTAGACGTGCTTACATGCAGTATAGAGACAGTGACGATAGTATATACATCAAAAACGAAGGTGCTAATACTGCACTCGAAATAGATGGCGGCACAAGTGGATTAATATTCCAAAATGGATCAACCGACTATACTGTCTGGCACAGTGGCAACGACGGTGCTGGTAGTGGACTTGATGCTGATCTACTTGATGGCCTAACAAGCGGTGCCTTTATACGTAGCAATGCAAACGATAGCTTCAGTGGCACACTAAGTGGCGCAGGTACTATTAACATCACAGGCAACATTACTGCTAATGCATTCACAGGTAATGGTGCGGGCCTAACTGGTATTAGTGCTGACAATGCCAACACACTAGATGGTATTGATAGCACAGGGTTCTTAAGAACAAATGGTGCTCATCAATCAACTGCAACACAGGTATTCTCAAACAGTGGTACAGCATTCCGTGGTACACAAGGTACAATGGGTGACAACGACCAGTGGAGATTTGGTGGTGCTGCTACTGGATCAAACGCAGGTTATTTAGAAATAGCAACAGGAGACGATGGTACAGAACCACACTATCATAGACAGTATACGGGTGTGTTTACTTCACTAACTAGAACTGCAACTATTTTAAACGGTAGTGGTAATACACTATTCCCAGGCGAAGTTACAGCGTACTCATCAGATGCTAGACTTAAAACCAACATTGAAAACATTCCAAATGCACTTAACAAAGTCAAAGAATTGAATGGTGTGCTTTATAACTGGACAGACGAAGGTCACAAATGGGGACTTGACGTCGATACAGAAAAGCGTGAAGTTGGTTTACTTGCACAAGAAGTTCAAGCAGTGTTGCCAGAAGCAGTTGCTCCTGCACCATTTGACTTAGACGACGAAGGCAACAGTAAAAGCGGTGAAGATTACTTAACTGTTAAGTATGAACGTATTGCTCCTGTGTTAATCGAAGCAATCAAAGAGCAACAAGCACAGATTGATACTCAAGCAGCAGAGATTGCAGAACTCCGTGCAATGGTAGAAAAACTACTAGATAAATAATATAAAGGATAGCCACAAGAGTGGCTATCTTTACTTGACACTGCTTAAATAATGTGTTATATTAATAGAGAGAAATAGGAAGTAATATGGCATTACCAGCAACAGGCTCGACAATAACAATGTCTCAAATCCGCAACTACTTTAGTGCGGGCAACAGTACTATTGCTATTGGTACACTAGGTGTTTATATTGGTATTAGTCAAGGCAGTACTATTAGCATGAGTTCTAGTTTTGGTGGCTACTATTTCCCAATACCAGGTTAAAAGGAAAAAAAATGAAAACATTATACGAAGTATTAAATGTAGACTTAGCACAAGAATATACCAAAGAACGTAAAAAAGAAGCAGCAACAGCACTTAACCTTGACGGAGATTTGCACGAAAAAGTTTTTGCTGCAATCGATGATATGGTTATTCCAAATGATGATGATAGATTGCATTGGATTCAAAAGTTAGGAAGAGCCGCAGGTGCAGATTTACTTACACTAGGTAAAGTACAGCCTGAAAGTATGCTGGCTATGGCTAGTTTGTCAAAAGAAGATTTTAAAGAAGCTGTTAAGATTGCAACAAGTGCTGCAAGAACATGGAACGAATACACTGTATCAGCCGAAAAAGATTTAAACGAAGAAACTATGCCATCAACTATGTTGTAATATGAAACTAAGTATTTGTGTTCCTGCACGTGATCAAGTAAATACAGTGTTTGCTCGCAGTCTTTGTCATTTAACAAATAGATTAACAAAACAAAATGTTGATTTTGATCTGCATATTGTTTGTGGTAGTGTGATTGTTGAAAGTCGAACTGCACTAGTAAAAGAAGCATTAGAAAATAATGCTACACATATTTTATGGCTTGATAGCGATATGCATTTTCCGCCATCTGTTTTTGAAACTCTGTTGTCACACAACAAAGACATTGTAGCAGGTCAATACAGTACTAGGTATGCACCGTATCGTACAGTAGCATTTCTTGATTGTGAAAATACTGACACTAGATTAGATGCTAGTTTTGGATTGCACAAAGTATGGGCAGTTGGTATGGGATGTATGCTTACAAAAACAAGTGTGTACAATGATCTACCCAAGCCATGGTTTGATCACGAATACAACAAACGACTAGATACTTTCAGCGGAGAGGATATATACTTTTGTAATCAAGCAATGCATCACGGTTATGAAGTATGGATAGATGCAAGTATCAAACTTGCACATTTTGGAATAAAGGCAAATATACTATGAGAGCTATTGATAGATTTGAAAGATTTGGAACACCAGTGCATAATGGACAGGATTTTTTAAAGAATCATATTTTTGAAAAATATCCAGTTGTAAAAACCAGCGACTATGAAGATTTGGAACAAGTTTGGAAGTTAGATTGCAATTCTGATTATGTGTGGGTTGTTGACGAAAGTATTGAAACATATAGTTCATTTCCTTGGTTCTTTAAACCAAAAGCTGAGGATGAAGTTTGTATACATGCGTTTCCTTATGTATTTGAAAATAGCCGAAAAGTCAAAGACTGGAATAGAGTTAGATTAGTTCCGACTAAAAAAGGTGAATATACTGTAAATCAACATGCTTATATTTGCGGACACTATGATCCTTACAAAGGAAAAGACAAGTTTGATATTTTTTACATTGGCGAAGATACAAAAGTTTTAAAGAATCTTGAAACTAGAGGGTTTGATGTACAGGTAGTTGACTCCATAAACACAGCTAAACAAAATAGTTTTACTGATATGTTTTGGATAGTGTACGATGATACTGAAGTAAGAGATACATTTAAGTTTAGCTACAAGCCAGACGAGTGGAGTTTTAATATTCCACATGTGTTTGGCAATGGCGATATAGACACACTAGATGGCATTGTACTTTGTCCAAAATCCTGCGAGCTAACAGACAAAGAAATAAAACATAGATTTTTTATTAATAAAAAAGAAGTAAGAATTTTAGCAAGTAATCCACGATGCTATGATAAGTTTGTTATTAACAACTATGAAGATTACAAGTACGCAACTGAAGTTTCGACAACTGATATGTTCTGGGGATATTCAGACAACATTGTTATTGATGAAAAGTTTGAGTTTGATTATTATATTAGTCATCATAGTAGTGAAAAAAAATCTAATCATGCTTGGCTAAACGGAAACAAGTACGATGGTGTATTTTTGTTTAGTAAGCAAGCATTGGTAAGCAAAGAAGAAATAGAACACAAAGAACTAAAACATAAAATTGACCATGACATTATAGCAAGTGGTCCAAAAGATTATGAAAAGTTTATAGTTGAAAACTATGAGCAATACAAGAGTGCATTTCATAGTTGCGGCAGTGATATGATGTGGCTAATCCCATTTGACGTAGATCCGTTGAGTGATTTTGAATGGGACAACTATTTCCACAATCAAGATTCTTTTGACCGATCAACAAATCATGTGTTTTTAAATGGTGTTGATTATGATGGCATTGCATTATTAAATACTATAGATCTTATATCTGAAAAAGAATTTGATCATAGATTTTATGTTAATAAAAAAGAACATGCAGTTGTAGCAAGTAAACCAAAAAAATATAAAAAGTTTACAGTTGACAACTATGACGATTATACAAATGCATTGTACAACTCCGACACTGAAATGTTTTGGGGTGTGCCTACTGACGTTGATGTAAACAAAGATTTTGATTTTAGTTTATACTTTAGTCATCAAAATACATTTGATAGAAATATCAATCACGTATTTTTAAATGGCGACAACTACGATGGTATTGTATTATACAGTAAAAATGTATTAGTAAGTGAAAAAGAAATTGAACACCGCTTTCTTATAAAAAAGAAAGAATATGATGTTGTAGCAAGTACACCAAAACAATATCCAACATATACAGTAAACGATTATCAAGATTATTTAGAAGCAAAAGAAAACTGTAACACAGACATGTTTTGGATTGTAAACGATTCGTTTTTACCTAATGAAGATTTTAACTGGAATTTTTATATCAGTCATCATAATCAATATGAACGTAGAATAAATCATGTTTGGAAAAATAGCGAGTTTTATGACGGTATTGCATTAGTTAGTAAACAGTTGAATATTAGTCAACGAGAAATTGATTATAGATTTTTTGTTAACAAAAAAGAATACGACGAAGTTGGTAGTATGCCAAAGCCGTATGATATTGTGTTTATTAGTAATGGCGAACCAAATGCCGACGACAACTACTATGAACTAAAAGAAAAGTATCCAAGAGCAAAACGAGTAATGGATATCAAAGGAATTCATGCAGCTCATAAACGTGCTGCTGAGTTAGTTGAAACAGAAATGTTTTGGGTTGTTGACGGCGATGCTGAAATAATAGACGACTTTGAGTTTGATTACTATGTGCCTGCATACGATATCGACGGCAAAGATACTGTGCATGTGTGGAGAAGTCATAATCCAGTAAACGGGCTAGTGTATGGGTATGGTGGCGTCAAACTTCTGCCCACTCGATTAACAAGAAACCTTGACGAAACTACAACTGATATGACTACTAGTATTAGTGATAAGTTTAAAGGTGTAGATAAAATGAGTAATACAACAGCATTTAATACAGATGCATTTAGTGCATGGCGTAGTGGATTTAGAGAATGTTGTAAACTTGCTAGTCGTACTATTGCTAGACAAAAAGATGACGAAACTGATTTTAGATTAGATGCATGGTGCTCAAGAGGAGATGATAAACCTTTTGGAAAAGCAGCTATTGCTGGAGCAAAAGCAGGTAAAGCATTTGGCGAAATGAATGCAGACAATTCGGATGAACTAGTAAAAATTAATGATTTTGAATGGCTTAAGAATCAGTTTGAGATATTATATCTACCAACCGTATAACTGTATCTAGTTTCTTTTGATTGGTTTTACTTCGTAGTGTATTACTCAACCCGTGATGTAAAGGTTTTGGCCATTTTCCAAATGTTACCCAAGCGTAGCCATCATGCTCATTATTTAATTCTGGAATAAATTCATTATCAACTACACAAAGATATGTGTGAAAACTAAAATGATTATCGCTGCTTATAAATGTTTCTAAAGGTATTGTTTTTTTAATATTTGGAAGATTGCCTATTTCTTCAGTTATTTCTCTTTGCAATCCTTCCCAAGGTGTTTCAATGCCTTCGTTTGTCCCACCAACTAATCCCCAAAGGTTTTTTGTTTTTCCTTTGGTGCGATGTAAAAAAAGAAATCGTTTTGTTTTAAGGCTATAAAATAAAGCACCACTGCAAATTATCTTGTTCATACAACTACTTATTTTAAAGTGTAATAGTCCAAGTTCCTCGTGGATAATAACCATCAACTGCACTTTGCCAATAATATCCGTTCCAATAAAACTGCTGCCCAGTAGTTACATTAGTAACGTATGTAGTTTCATTGTCATTGCTAGAGTTCCAAATAGTAACCCATTTAGATCCATCCCATTCAACTATATCATTTGCATCAGCTGAAAAGTCTGTATTATCTGCATTTTTCCAAGCATCAGGACCTTTTTCGTTTAGATTGAGCACATACGAGATATTGTCGTCGATGCTGTATGCTGTAGTTAGATTTATAATAAACTTATCATCAATGTTTGACTTTGTTGCTGCTACTGGTGTTCCGTTTACAAATACTTCAAAACTTGTAACACGTTCATCTCCTGCTCTATCGGCCAACTCGCTAGTAGTAATAGTAAAGTCTATATCAGTATCTATTCTATTACTACTGGTAGTAGCTTTAAAACTACGTTCAACTTTATAACCTATTGGTCCTAATAATAATAATCTAACACCAGGTGTTTTTACTGTCTGAGGATTATAAGTTATAGGATTAATAATATAATCAATAGTTCCATCCGTCTTAGACGGTCCTGTTATAATAGTGTTAGCCGGCAATGTGTCCTCGTCCCAATCGATAATCATTGTATGAGTATCATTGCTTGGGATATTAAACGTTCCAATTATTTCACCACTAAGTTCTGCTCTGCGCAATCTTATTTGACTTATGTTGGGTTGATATTTTGACGGCAGCTCTGCTTCTAAAATATTTAACCAACTAATATCGCCTAATCGAAGTTTTTTATTTTTAGCTAGTTTGGCTTCGTCGTCATTAATTATAATATCAAAATCTCTATAACTTACAACTAGTGGATTGCTTAAATCTAATCCTGTGTTACTTACACTTGAGGTAGATGTAATACCAACATTTCCTGCATTAACAACAGTACCATCTGGTAATACAGTAACACCACTTGCAACACCCTGATCCGATGTAGTAGGAGGATTAAACCCTTCTAAACTAATAGTGCCAGCATCTTGACTGTAAACACCTGTGATAATATCTGTTATAATGCCTAGTTTTTTAACTTTACTAGGTGGCGAAATGTATATTGGTGCTGTAAATCCTAGTGTAGCAACATCAATGTCATCTTGCGTTCCTACAGGAATAGTTCTACTACTAAAGTTAATATCTTCTAAATACAATGCACTTAAACTAGTCCAATCTACATAGTTGTCAGATGTTTGAAACTCTAAGTCTGGATTAAATAACATAAAAATTTGTTCAAGTATTTGTAGTTTTTGATCAGTACTAGTTGACCATACGTCAACATTAACACTCAGTGTGTAAGGAGTTGGATGCAATCGTTCGACTGTATATCCCTTGGCTTGTTGTGCTATATAACTACTAGTGTTTTCATCAAACTGTTTTTCTCTAAGATTGATTTTACTAACATAACTACTATCACTCAATCGCGATCTGTCCATTTGCAAACTAGTAATATACACACCCATTCGAGGAGCACTTGGTAGTTTGTTATCACTGTTTTCTCTAATAATACTGCCAACTTGTCTTGTAATATCTCCGTACAATACCGGAACTACTTTGATATCACCGTCGCCGTCACGATAGCTAAAGTTACTAAATGCTCTTACAATCTGTGTAATGTATCTACGTATTTGTCCATCATAAAAGTATTGCATTAGTCACCTGCCTTTGCTCTAAGAGCTTTACTTAGAGCCTGTCTTTCAACAACCTCTTCTCCGCTAATACTATTTACTGTTGTGTTGTTTATAAACGTGCCTTTTAGAGTATCGCGACCACTTGTTTGTGTGAGTGTGGTTCTTACTGCATCTTCTATTTTGCGCCAGCTATTTCCGTCATATCTAAACAATCTATTAGGAGATAAATCAATTCTTAAAAAATAGTCTCCGTTTTCAGGTGCACCCGGAAACCCAATACCTTGTCCGTATGGTGCTCCATTTGGAGGAATACCATCGCCAACTAAATATCCTTGATATCCATTTCCATCAGGTGTAACAAAAACAGTGTCAGCTGTTATCTGATCATCAGCTAATAAACTGTCATAGTCAGTACTTACAATTTCAATTTCGCCTGAATCAGACAGTTGTAGTGTGTAGAACTGTATAGTAGAATATCCACTAAGAGGAACATCAACTTCTGCTTGCGCTATAATAGCTTCATTTATTTGCATTTCTTTTTCGTAAGTACTAAGTACATCTCTAAGCGTATTTGCACTACCTTCTTCTGCTGGAAGATCTAGTATGTCTTTGTATTCTTGTGAATCTAGTATTTGTTTTGCACGTAATCTATACAAGTGCGGATACCAAGTTTGACTAAATCCTTCTGCTGCTCTAGTAACTTCGTCTATTACATAAAATCGTTTTAGTGCAATGTTGTAATCATTTGCAGCATATTCATCTTTCATGTGCGGCAGTTCTATTACATCACCTGGCATTATTTTTCTACCTAGTGTTTTTACACTACTATTAATATGTATAGTCATAAACAATGTATCGTTTTGTAAAAACAATCCAAACTGACTCAAATCAAAGTCTTGATCTTGCAAGTTGTAATGACCTCTGATTGTGTATATATCAGCATCATACTTTCTGTCTCTGTTTTCAAGAAATAATAAATCTTGTATGTTTGTTTCTTTTACAACATCATATACAGGCTGTTCAACTGTTGCATCATCTGCCAATGTGGTCTTTGGACCAAGATACTTGTGAATATTAAAATCAGTCCCTCCAACGGTAAACTGTTCGTAGACAATACCATCTAGGAAGGAATAATCTTTTGTTTTCTCGGGTCTGTATAAACTAAGTCTTGGCATATGTATATTTAGCATAAATACTAGTGGAGACAAACTATGGCCGAACTTACAACACAGAAACAAGAAATATTTGATTACGTAAATGCCTTTCTAGGTGGCGGAATGGTAGATGTAGAACTAGATCCTATACACTACGAAACTGCACTAGGAAAAGCAACTGCACGATATAGACAACGCAGCGAAAACAGCGTTGAAGAAAGTTATATTACTCTTGCACTAACCGAAGATGTAAATGCATATACACTACCTAATGAAATAATCGAGGTACGTAAAGTTCATAGACGTAGTGTAGGAAGTAGACTTGGCGGCAACAGTGGCGGAACAACATTTGAACCGTTTAACCTTGCTTATACAAACACATACTTGTTGGCAGGTAGCGGCATAGGCGGACTTGCTACATACGATTTCTTTGCTCAACAACAAGAACTAGTAGGAAGAATGTTCGGTAGTTTTATCGAATTTGTTTGGAACACTAGTACAAAAAAACTAACTATATTAACAAGACCAAGAGCTGAGGAAGAAGTATTGCTGTATTGTTATAATCATAGACCTGACTTTGAGTTGTACAAAGACTACAAAGCATTTCAATGGATTAAGGAATATACTCTTGCTAACTGTAAATATATGTTAGGTGAAGCACGTAGTAAGTTTGCTACTATTGCTGGCCCTGGTGGCGGCACTACACTTAACGGTGATTCACTTAAAGCCGAAGCTCAACAAGAAATGGAAAAACTTGACAACGACTTAGCTATGTCTGTTGCAGGTGGTGTTGGCTACGGATTTTTAATTGGATAACAGATTTACTAATATCAAAAAAGTAATAGCAGGAGGTTGTAGTTTTACAGCAGGCTCTGAACTTGCAGACGAAAGTTGGGATCGTATTCATAAAGGAATATGCTACGAGATAAGCTATACTGCATGGCCAAACTTGCTTCAAGAAAAAATGTTTCCCAATGCAACAGTTGATAATACTGCTGTGCCAGGTGCAGATTACGGCAGTATAGTTAGACGTGTAATATATCAAACTCGCCGCCATTTAAAAATACACAAACCAGAAGACATTGTTGTAGTTGTAATGTGGACAAGTATTTTACGCAGAGAATATCCTAGTATATATCCTGCAGGTAGAAAAATAAAAACTCACGAAGATAGATTTTTAACTTCATTGCCTTCAGACGGAGACGGTAAGACTAGAGGTTATTCAAATGAAATGTTGTACAGTAGAAGACAAATGTGGGCGTCAGAACATTTAACACGAACACACGTAGAGTTTTATGCTAGACGTGACACGCACGATAACCATGTATATTATCCACTACAGCAACTTGAATATTTAACAAACTGGCTTGAGAATCATAATATTAAATATTTTTTTACGTCGGCATTTAAAGATATAGAACCAGAGTTATTAAATCAAGACAATGTGTTTTTACAAGACATGATCGCAAGATTGGATCTTCCTAATAATGTACACAAAGAAGATGGCCTTGGATTTCATAACTGGGCAACAAAAAACAAATACAAACGTGGAAAAGAATCAGACCATCCTCTCGAACAAGCACACATTGATTGGGCAGATCTTTTTTCAAAATGGATATTGACAAAGTCTAAATAATATGCTATATTAAACTTATGAAGAAAAAGTTACTAGTTATTGGCCACGGCCGACACGGTAAAGATACTGTGTGCGAAATATTAAGAGATACGTATGGTTATAGTTTTGAGAGCAGTAGTCAGTTTTGCTCCAAGTTGTTTATTTACGATCAGTTAAAGGACAAGTATGGATATGATAATGAAGAACAGTGTTACGCTGACAGGCATAATCACCGAGCAGAATGGTATGATGCTATCTGCGATTATAATGTTCCTGATGCAGCGACTCTAGGTAGAGAGATGTTTGCAGCCTATGATATCTATTGTGGGCTTCGAAATAAAAAAGAATTTCACGCTATGAAAAACACAGGTGTGTTCGACTATTGTATATGGGTTGATCGTAGTGATTACTTACCTCCTGAACGTAGAAATAGTATGAGCCTTGAACAATGGATGGCTGATTTTACTATTGACAACAACGGAAGTCTTGACGATTTATATTTTAATGTAGGTGAACTTATGAGTTATATACGTACTTAACCCCTAAAAACCGCCTTTTTCTCCGGCGATCTGCTAAATAGTTGTAAGTGAAACACTTTACAGGAGAAATTTAAAATGGCATTAACTTCACCAGGTGTAGAGGTCAGCGTTATTGATGAGAGTTTTTACACTCCAGCAGAACCGGGCACAGTACCTATAATATTTGTCGCAACAGGCGAAAATAAACTAAACGGCGCAGGAACTGGTGTTGCACCAGGAACTCAAAAAGCCAATGCAGGTAAACCATACCTACTAACATCGCAGCGAGATCTAGTAGATACGTTTGGTGATCCTACATTTTATACAGATGCTAACAACAATCCTATTCATGGCGGAGAACAAAATGAATACGGGTTACAGGCAGCATATTCATATTTAGGCGTAAGCAACAGAGCGTATGTAGTAAGAGCAGATATTGACCTTACAGCAATATCAGCTAGTTCAACGCCAACAACTGCAAACCCGGCAAATGGAACTTACTGGTTAGATACTCAAGTAACAAAGTTTGGTGTTTTTGAATGGAACGGCAGTGCTGAATCAGCAACTAACAAAGTTGGTCAAACATTTACTAACAAAACACCAACTGTTATTACTGATACAACACAAACTACAGGATCATCTCCGTTTGCTCCAAAAGGTGCAGTTGGCGCAATTGGCGACTACGCAGTTGTAGCAGTTTCAACTATTATCCGCACATGGTATAAAAATACTTCAGGTACTTGGGTACAGGTTGGTAGTGCAGATTGGAAAGGCAGTTGGCCTTCAGTAACCGGTACAGCAGGTACTCCAACATTTACAGTAAATGATACTATCACTATTGGATCTGCAGAAGGTCTTAGTGTAACAGTTACGTTAACAGGAACTAGCCTTGCTTCAGCTGTAAGTGATATTAATATAGCACTGGGTGCAGTTGGAATCACAGCAGAGGCAGTAGATAATAGATTAGTATTTAAAAATACTGGCGCAACACATTCAAACATTGTTCTTGGTAACGGTACAGGAACACCACTAACTGATGCAGGTATTGCTGCTGGAACATATTATCCTCCAGCACATCAAGCAACAGCTCACACAAGCGTTCCAGAATGGAAAACAGCAGACTCTGTATCTCGTCCAACAGGAAGTGTATGGGTTAAAACAACTACACCAAACAGTGGCGCAGATTGGAAAACAAAAGTATGGAATGGTTCAACTGAACTATGGGATGCAGTAAGCACACCAATATATACTTCAAACTCGGCAGCACTAGTTGGATTAGATAAAACAGGTGGTGGTGCAAATCTAACATCGCTTAATGTTTATGCAATGGCAAATGTTACAGAAAGTGCAACAAATCTAGCCAACTTCACTCTTTACAAGCGTAATGCTACAGGTGCAACAACTATTACTAGTAGTGTAGTTGATAGTACTACATTTACATCAGGCGGCAACGATTTTACTATTCAAGAGACTGTAAAAGGAAGTGCAACATTAAGTACAGTAGTAAATATTGCATTCACTGCAACAGGTGCATCAAGCGATGCAGATTTAATGGCAGCAGCTATTAACGCAGCAGGGTTAGTTAATGTTACTGCTAGTGTTGATTCAAGCAACAGAGTTGTAATAACACATGCAATCGGCGGCGACATTAGATTTGTAGATGGTGCAAATACTCCATTAACAGATGCATTTACTGCTTGGAACTACTCAACAAAATCAGGAACTGCAAACTTTTACGATTCGCCAACTGGATTGTCAAACGCATACATTGCGACACTTTGGAAAGAACTAACTTATACAGCAAGTAATGATGCTCCAACTGCTCTTGCAGCAGACGGCGCATTATGGTATAACAGTGTAGTTGACGAAGTTGATATCATGGTACATGATGGCGATAAATGGGTTGGATACTTAAACAGCGATTCACCATATTACGATGCTACACCTGCAAATGCTCCAGACCCAGAAGGTCCGATTGTTGCTGCAAGTGAACCAGTAGACGGAGATCGTTCAGACGGTGGCAATCTTGTAACAGGCGATATTTGGATTAGTACAGCAGATCTTGAAAACTTTCCAAGAATCTATCGTTGGAACAATACACTAAACAGTTGGGTTGAACTAGATACAACAGATCAAACAACTGAAAATGGTGTACTATTTGCAGATGCACGTTACAACACAGCAGGTGCAAACAGTAGTACAGCAGGTACTATTGCTAATCTGATTACTAGTAACTTTGTAGATGTAGATTGTCCAGATCCAGCACTATATCCAAAAGGCATGATACTTTGGAATCTACGTAGAAGTGGCTTTAATGTTAAGCGTTTTGAGCGTAACTATGTAGACTTAGCAGCAGACAATGAACGTTTTGGTGACGAGTCAATGTCAGCATATTATCCGCATCGTTGGGTTACTGAATCAGCTAATGAAGCAGATGGCTCAGGTAGTTTTGGACGTAAGGCACAGCGTAAAGTTGTAGTACAAAAACTACAAGCAATGCTAAACGAAAACCAGGACATTCGCGACAACGAATCACGCATCTTTAACTTAATGGCAACACCAGGTTATCCAGAGCTAATCGGAGAAATGATTACACTAAACTATGACAGAGGCCTAACAGCATTTGTTATCGGTGATTCACCTTTCCGTTTAACACCAGATGCAACTTCTCTTAACGAATGGGCAACCAACGTTAATACAGTTGTTGAAGATAATGATAACGGACTTGTAAGTAGAGATGAGTACATGGGTGTTTATTACCCAAGTGGATTTACTAGTGATAATGCAGGCAACAATGTAGTTGTTCCGTCAAGTCATATGGTACTACGTACTTTCGCACTAAATGACCAAGTTGCGTATCCATGGTTTGCACCAGCAGGTACAAGACGTGGTGGAGTTACAAATGCAACTTCAACAGGTTACATCAACGGCGAAGGCGAGTTTGTTGCATCAGCACTAAACGAAGGACAACGAGATACATTGTATCAAAACAACGTCAACCCTATCACATTCTTAACAGGTGCTGGGCTAGTTGTATTTGGACAAAAAACTCGTGCAAGAAATGCAAGTGCTCTTGATAGAGTCAACGTTGCAAGACTTGTAGTGTACTTACGTAGTCAGTTGAATCAGTTAACAAAACCATATCTATTTGAACCAAATGATAAAATCACACGTGATGAAATCAAAGCACAGGTAGAAAGTTTAATGGTTGAACTAGTGGGACTAAGAGCTCTATATGACTTCTTAGTTGTGTGTGACGAATCAAACAACACACCAGCGAGAATTGATAGAAACGAGTTGTACGTAGATATTGCTATTGAACCAGTCAAAGCAGTAGAGTTTATCTACATACCGTTGCGTATCAAAAACACAGGAGAAATCGCAGGGTTATAAGTCATTAAAGTAGGGGGAAAATAAAATCCCCCTACAAATGATAAATACATGTGATAAGGAGAAACATAGATGGCAATCTCAACTCTATTAAATTTAACAGTACCGTTAGCAAACGATACTAGTGCAAGCAGTCAGGGTCTGCTAATGCCGAAACTACAATACCGTTTCCGTGTAACATTGGAAAACTTCGGTATTACCGGCAACACAACTGAATTAACAAAACAGGTTATTGATGCAACCCGTCCAAACATATCATTCCAACAAATACCGATTGATGTGTACAATAGTAAAATTTATATGGCTGGCAAGCACGAATGGCAAGCAGTTACAATGAATTTACGTGACGATGTTAACGGAAACGTACAACGTTCAGTAGGCGAGCAACTACAGAAACAGTTTGATTTCTTTGAACAGTCTAGTGCTGCTACAGGACAAGACTACAAGTTTACACAACGCATTGAAGTACTAGACGGCGGCAACGGCGCCAATACTCCAGCTGTACTTGAAACTTGGGAACTGTATGGTTGCTATTTAACAAGTGTTGACTACGGATCAATGAGTTACTCAGCAAATGATGCAATGACAGTAGCTCTTAATATTCAATACGACAACGCTGTACAACTTAATGTAGGTGTTGGAACGCCTAACAACTTCCAAGATCGAAATACTGAAACAGGCACAGGTGCCACAGGCGCTGCCGCTCTTTAATAACATTTAAGAGATTGCTTGACTTCTAAGGAGCCCAATGGGCTCCTTATTTGTTATGTGCGCTGTTTAAATATAAGATAAATACTTTATGCCGTTAAATAGAAACTTTGATAACTTTAGCAATTTTGATACCAACAAAGGTATAATGGGTGATTTTACTCATGCTGCAAACTTGTATCGACGCAATAACTTTAGATTATCGCCTAAAGTTAAATTCCTATATCATGTTGTAATAGATGTAAACCCAATAGCGTTACAATCACTTGGTAACAATGTTAGCAACTTATTAAACAAACGTGAGTTTAATATACTAGCATCAGCTGCTGACTTGCCAACATATACTATTAATACAGAAACTATGAATCAATACAATAGAAAAAAAGTAGTTCAAACAAGAATAAACTACAATCCTGTTAATATTGAATTTCATGACGATGCAGCAGGTCTAACAACACTGCTATGGGAAGCCTATTATAGATATTATTATGAAGACGGCAACTATGCCGATCAAGGAACTCGTCCACGTGCATATCAAACTGGCTTATACGATAGCGAGCCTCAAAATACTTATAGACATGGTTTTAACAGAGCAGGCAAAACATATCCATTTTTTAACAGCATAACTATACACCAACTTCATCATCAAAACACTGATAGTCATTTTACTAGTTTTACACTTGTGAATCCTCTCATAGGAGAATGGCAACATGATAGAGTAGATCAATCAGATGGGTCAGGCGTAATGAAAAACACCATGCGTGTTGATTATGAAACTGTACTGTATGATAGAGGATATACAGGATTAGATGAGCCAGCAGGGTTTGCAGACAATGCACACTATGATAGATCACCTAGTCCATATAGTAGTACTAGTACAGAGTCAACGGATAACAAAACAACCGGAGTAGACGAAGGTTGGAAAAAAGTATTCACTGATATATTTTTAGAAGCAATAGGAATAACTGATTTTAATAGCGAACAACAACGCAATCTAAGATCAACATTTTCAACTACTCCAGTTACAACAAATAATAGAGTTCCGTTCAACAACAATGCATTTTTTCCAACAAACTCAACTCAAACAGCTATAACTACAGCATTTCTTGATGCAGCGTTAGAACCAAAAATATCTGAGAGAGAGTTGAGAACTAGCACTATTAAACAAAGAGACTTGGCTAGAAATGCACTTCGAAACTATGCAATAGCACAAGGATCGGCAAACTCTTTTAATGATAATGGACAGTTGTTTGATAACTTAAACACAGTTCAGCAATCTCAACTGCAACAAGCAGTTGTTGATAACTACAGAGTAGATCCAACATTACAAGGTGCAGCATTTACTAGTATTCTTGAAGATATTATAGGTGGTTAAATGAGTAGTATAACTGATAAAAGTATTAATAAATCAACGGACAGTGCAACAGAAGTAAAATCATTTTTTGATAGATACTTTTCAAAATCAATATCGATCACAAGTAATGAAGTTGATAGTGTGTTGGGATTTTTTAAAAAAAGAAAGTTTGAAGAAAGTGCAGCTATTGCTATAACTACAGTACTGTTACAACAAGCCAAATCTGAAAATAAAAATATATTTGAATTGTTGGATAGTTTAAAAGGATTAGACGAAGTAAAACTCAGTCAGCTAGTAGCTGCTATTTTAAATAACAATAGAAGCAAAGTAAGTGCTCTCGGCTACACAAGTGATTATCAAGTTGTAACATACGAAAATAGAAATGTTATATTATAATGTCACGTTTTGCACAAGGCAAGTATACATTAAAAAACCCTGAAAAATACATAGGCGGTAGAACTCCTACTTATAGAAGTAGTTGGGAGTTTGCTTTTATGCGTATGTGTGATACAAATGAAAATATAACAAAGTGGGCAAGTGAAGCAGTTCGTATTCCTTATAGAAATCCACTGAGTGGAAAATATACTATATATGTTCCAGACTTCTTTTTAGTATACAATGATCGTACAGGCAAACAACATGTTGAAATTATTGAAGTTAAACCAGCAAATCATACATTCAAAGAGCAACTAGGAAATAGTAAAGTAAACAAGTTGCATTATGTAGTCAATCAAGCCAAGTGGGGCGCCGCTAAAGCGTATTGTAAACAAAAAGGAATGATATTTAGAGTTGTCAACGAAGGAGATATTTTCCATCAAGGTAAGAGAAAATGAAAGTAGCTTTTGTACATATTCCTAAAACTGGCGGAGCAAGTGTTTATAGATGGTGGTATAAAAATTTAAAAGACTCTAGTTTTCAATTTATTCGAAATGATCATTTGTTTTTAGATAGTATTCAAGAACAGTATGACACTAGTTTTACAATAACAAGAAATACGTTTAATCGATTGATAAGTTTGTATGTTTTTCAAAAAGTTAAATGCGATCAACGTTTGAGAAAAAATTATAAAGTTGATTACTATAATAAAATGCTCGAAGTTTGGAACAAAGGAATAATATATTATCTTGAATATAGTCTAGATAATAATATGAACGGAGTTACCTCTCAATTAAAATATATAAAAGATGTAGAACATATTTTTTCAAATGAAACATTATCCACTGATTTTAAAAAAATACAAAAATGGTCTAACTGTTATATTCCTTTAGAAAGAAATGTGCATGTAGGAATATATAATAAAAAAGACTTTATGACTGCTGAGTTTATTAAACTAGTATCTAATAGATTTGCCGACGAAATAGAATATTTTAATTATCAACCGACTGTTTGATAAATAATAGTAGCATATAATGGAAAACTATTATGACAAAAAAACTTGAGGAAATGTTGAATCTTCCAGACAACGAAGATATCAAACAAGAAGCACAAAAGCAAGCTGTTGTTCAGCAAGAGGATACTTTTCGCGATATAGCAGAGTTTGACAAGATTGCAAGTGCATTACCAGCTGTAAAAGGTCTTGGACAAAAAGCAGATGACGAACTTGAAGACATTGCATCACGTGCATTAGAAGCATATGATGATTTAATGGACTTAGGTATGAATGTCGAAAGTCGTTATGCAAGTAGAGTATTTGAAGTTGCTGGCGGAATGTTGAAAACAAGTTTAGATGCTAAAGTCGCAAAAATGGATAAGAAACTAAAAATGATCGACTTGCAACTTAAAAAAGAAAAAATGGACAGAGACACTAATCCAGGAGGCGAAGGCGGCATAGTCAACGGTGAAGGTTATGTTGTTTCAGATCGTAATAGTCTTTTAGAGAAGTTAAAAGACATGAAGAATGATAAATAGTAACATAATGTAGGATACAATAATGAAAAACTTTGCTGATTATTTAACTGAAAGTAAAAAAACATATGAATTTAAGATTGGTGTAGCTGGTGAGCTACCTGAAAACTTTGAAGATATGCTTGAAACCAGTTTACAAAAATACGGATGCTCTCAGATTGCAGCTGGTAAGAAAACACCGATACAAGAGCGCCCATTAGATTTTCCACAGTTAGAAAATTGCGAAGCTACATACTTTGAAATAAGTTGTACATACCCAACAACAGTACAAGTGCTTCAAGAGTACATTGGACAATGTTGCGGTGTTAAACAAAGTCATATTATTGTACGTAATCCAAATGAGCCGCAAGAGTTATATCAAGAAGAAACTTCATCTGACGTATACGTTGCAAAGCTAACAGTTGAAGAACTAGGAGGCGAAAGCGCACAAGAATCAGTTGGTGAAGATAGAGTAATGAACCTACTAAAAGAATTAGAGACAGCTCGTAAAGAACAGTCAGGAGACTAATATGAAAAAAGTAAACGAAGCTAATATGAATATTAGTGTAAATGGCGAAAGTGCAGCAGAAGTTTCTGAACTAATGCGTATTATGCAACTAGCAGGAGCAGATGCTAAAGTAGTCGACGATACCGATATTAACCAAGATGACGGCGTATGTCCGATATGTGGTAAAATGCACGGACCAAGTCAGCCAATGGGCGGATGCGGATCGAAAGGACCTGAAGAACCATCTATGTCAGATACTATCAAAATGATTTCAAGTGAAGAAGAAGATTATGATGGCGACTTTGGCGATGCTACTACAGAACCTGATGATGAATATATGAGATCAAATGCAGGCGATGTAAGTGACATGATTCCAAGCGGCGACGATTTACACAAAGAAAAAGGATCATATCCAGCAACAGCAGGCGGTGATAATCCAATGAATACCAGAGAAAGTATTCATGCAATGCTTACAAAAGCACTTGCTGAAAAACAAGCATCAAAAGGTACAAAACCAGACTTTCCTGATTTAGACAAAGACGGCAACAAAACAGAACCAATGAGTCAAGCTATTGCACAACGTGACGGCGAAGATGAAGATGAAGAAGTAGCAGAATATGATGTGCCTAGCAACTTTGAAAACAAGCACAAAGACATCAACAATCTTGGACGCAAAATGATGGACATGAGTTCAAACATGAAAGGAACTGATGATACTAGTTTAATGATGTCAAATGCACTTTCAAGACTTGGCGAAGTATTAGCTGAGTTTGGCGGC